TATTCCTCACCTTCTAGCATTTTCATTAACAAATTGTATTCTTCTTCACTGATGCGTCCATTTAATAAGAAAGTATCCATTTGGTCTTTTAACGTTTCTTTGGCGGCATCATTTAATATTCCTCTATCTTTTTTTACTGCAATTACTTTTTTAATTTTCACAAATGTTGTCATATTAATATCCTCCTATAATCCTAATTCTAGACACGAAAGTCTATAGTCAATTTCTAAGTTTTCAATAATTTGTTGTTCATATCTATCTAATGGTTCATAGCCAAAATAAGACATTGGATCAGCTTTAACATCATTCTCTGAAATTTCATCTTTTGGAGCATTAAAAGCGTGCATTTCATAAACATATACTGTTTGTTCGCCACTTTCTGATTCTTCTCCAGTATCATTTTTTAAAGTTTGTTCCTCTTTATATTTATAGATAAATATGTCAGCAGTACCGTCAACTAAGGGACAGTATCTGTACTCCGGTTGTTTTTCCGTGAAAACGGTTTCTTTGTTTATCATGTTGACTCACCACCTCTTTAGCATGTTCTACAAGTGCTTTTAATTTATATTTAACTGTTATTTTGAATGAGTTAGTATGTTTCACAAATCCATAAGTCGAACAGATACTTCTTGCTGTATGCAAATCTAATTTTCTATTTTTGAATTTGATCCACTTTCTTCTCATCTTTTTAAAATTTCTTTTTCTGATTGCAATATGGTCTTCGTATATTTTATAACCCATCATATCAATGAAATTCTTAGATAAATTAAATAAACGTTTTGACGGTTTTATAGTGAGACCTAAAAGTTTATTTGTATATTCTTCCAACATTTCAGCAGCTTTTTGAATATATTTTCTATTAGAGCCGAGCAATAGAATGTCATCCATGTAAAATAATACATGACTGCATAAATTAACTCGTTTGACTTCACCAGTTCTTCTATTTTTTCTCAATCTATAGCAACACTCACTCACAAAATGATATAAATATGAGAGAAAGTAGTTTGCTAAATACTGCGAAAGATATGAACCAATGCAAAGTCCTTTCTTTCCATAAGATTTGATAAGTGTCACAAGTAAATAAATTAGAGTTTTATTCTTAATATCTCTTTTTAGCAGAGCCAATAGCTTCTTATGATCAATACTTGGATAATATTTCTTGATGTCGCATTTGAACACCCATTTACATTGGGTTGGATTTTTCTTTATCCATTTCTGAATAGCCTGAACTCCATATAAAGCTCCTCTATCCTTTATACTTGCACATTGAAATCTTCCAATTTTAGCATTGAACATCTCTTTACAAGCTTTGACTGCTACGTAATCAAGAATCTGTTGCTTGATAGACGATATTCCAATCTTTCTAACTTTTCTACTTGTTTCATCATATCTTTGTTGATATTCGATAGGTTTTAAACATATTCTTTCTTCAGTAATTTCTTCATATAAATCCAATGCAATACGTGGATATAAATGTATTATCATATCTCTATGTTCCTTCATTAAATGAAGCATATATCTTGCGTTGATGTATGTAGGATATGCTCTTTTATTGAAATAATAGTATGCAAAGAAATACGCTACGTCCATGCGTTTCCATCTGGATTTCTGATTTGATGAATTCATAAATTTTACTATGCAATTCTGAATAAAATCAGGTGTTAATATAAAATCTTTACAATATCTTTTCATGTAATATAATCTCTTTTTTGACTTATAGGCTTTCACTTTTGTTACTAACTTATAGGATTTGCGTCTAATTTTTAGAAATCTATGGAGCGTTATGCTGTCCTGCTTAGGTACGACAAATAACCAAGTAATACAAATAGAGATACGAGCAAGGTAATTCCACCTGGTATTCGAGAAGCCATTATTAGCATTCAGGTAGGAAAGTCCACTGATAGAACCATTCCTGAGATTACCAAGAAGCAACCAAGCTTTTGATTAAAAGTCCCATTTTATTTTTTTACATCCTAATAAAGAGATTAATTCCTTTCTAAATAATATATATAAAAAAAGGGTGAACCCTCTAGCGGACAAGCCGCTATTCACCCCTTACAGCCATTATAGAGATACGAGCAAGGCAAGCCCACCCGGAAATCGAGAAGCCAAGATCAGCATACAGGTAGGAAAGCCCACCGATAGAACCAGTCCCGAGATTACCAAGAAGCAAGAATTCTCTTTGCCCTGCCGCAGCATTATCACAATAGAGTCCGTCTCCAAAACCTGTCGATGATCCCGAACCGCTTTCTCCTGCGGCTAAAGGTAATACACATCCTAACTCTGTATCAATACCCATCTTAGTAATATATTGCCAATTATTTACTTTAGACGTTTTGATTGTCATACCAGATTTCTTCCATGTATTCATGATACTTTGAGTACTTGTTGATAATTTTGTAGCATCATTGGTAATATAGACTTCTCTATCTCCACTTGCATTTAAAATGTTCATCATAGCATTACATGGGATTTCATAACCACCTACAGCACATTCAATACCTGAAATAACAATAGGATATTTTGTACTCTTTGGATCAGCTCCTAAAGAACCATCACGTCCTAAGATTTCATCAGAATATCCACTCAAATAGTGCATTGTAGTAACTCGACATGTTGTAGTTGTAGTGATAGGTTCAGCCAAATCTAAATTCAACGCTGAATTACTGTCATCAATATCTTCAATTGTAAGAATTTTTACATTTCTAGCAATATTGTGACAATTTTTATTACTTCTATCCATTGAAGTAGCATCACCCCAATCTCCAATTGAAACACAACTTCCAACAGCATATCTTGCAGCGTTTGATTTCGAAACGATTACACGTTTTACGTTTTCTTCAGCAATAGTAATTGGATATTGAAATGAGTAATCAAATACACCACCAAGAACCGCTTGAGAATTTGTATTTGCGAATTTAAGCATGAATCTTGTCCAGATGTATTTGTAATCCCACATTAATCCGCCTGTATAATATTTACCTCTTTGTTTGCAGTATGAGACTAAGTGGTATGCTGAGATAGTTTCGAACGGATAATAGCATGGAATTAAGCCTTTGCTGGAATATGGTTGTCCGTCTATAGCACCTGCTACATATTTAGCATATAGAGCATAAGGTCTGATTGATCCATCTTTTTTTAGGCATTCTTTAGCAATGGTATAACCCGGTTTGGGAGAATCACTAATCGAATAATACCAATAACCATCTTCAGTCCATGCCTTTTCGTAGTAAGACATAGTTAGAACGAATACGTCAACTTTACCTGTATCTTGGAAGTTTTCATCGCCTTTAAAAGCGGTTAGATGAACTTCGCCATCGTTATCAACATATGCGTTAACATCGAACGTTTTGAATACTGGAATATCATCATAATCATTTTGACCAGCATATACTGGAGTTGATGGTTCGCAGATTAAACCCCTGTTCGCATCTAATTTTTCTCCAATAGGTGATTGAGATGTTTCCCATAACGGGAATTTAACAGTATACACTCTACCAGTATGCATCAAGTTAAACCATTTTTCAATGTAACTGTCGCTATATGGTTGAATATCATTAACTGATTTATCATACTCAATTTCTTTATTATCCTTATCTTCAATCCATGATTTTAAGTTCAATTTATAATCAAAATTGATATATGGTTCTACTTCGGTATCAAACATAATATTGGTTTGTGGATAGTATGACTTTAATGATTGAAGTAATGTTTGTAAGTCGGATGGTAGAGGTTCTTCTACTGGTGTTGCAAGTTGATAGTACACCGTTATTGGGTTTTGTTGTAAATAGACTTTTAATTTTTCAACCGTATTCATTTTATCAAAAGATAAATAACAACTATCAGTGGCTGCATATATTTTATTATCATTTCTTAGTAAATCATTCGCATATGCTGTTGCGATTTGAAAGCTATCACATTTAGCATATTTAGCATATTTTTCAATTGAATTAATCGCTCTACTGAACTGATACACATTGATATTTGTATCGCTAACCTTACTGATTTCTTCATCATCACTTCCGTCAAAAGTTACAACACCAACATTTCTTATAATCTTACCTTTATTTAAATCAATATAATCATATACTGTGTCTGATAATTTATATAAAGGGTTTGATAGTGTGTAGTTGAATGATTGAGATTGATATGGTTGGTAGTTAGTTGCGGTTGAAGCTTCTTCAATTTGAATTCCACTAACAATATCAGTCGAACTAGTACCTTTTGGATATAAGCATACATTAGAATTAAGCATATCTTGCGTTATTGTTAATACGCTATCGGACCCCCAGTATTGCTTTACTTCATTTAAATAAATTTGTTTTTTACCTGTTGTAACAAAAGAAATAATATACGTTTTACCGATTTCTAAATCAGCCAAATCTTTTAAAGCCATTTTTGTAGCGACAGACGAATCAGCAGAAGTAGATGTGATTGTAAGGCTTCCATCATCATTTCTTTTAATTGCATCGCTTATTTCTTTAATTTTATTGATATCAAACAAATTCTTTCCAACAATTTTACCACTAATTTCACTAACGCCTTTGACTTTTTGAGGATATTCAGGTGAAGGTGATGGTTGACCACCTGTGTATGGTTCATAGACATGAGCAGTTGAACCTTTTTCTACTTGAACCCTAAATTGAATATCAATATTTGTTCCAGCTGGTGCCGCTATCCAAACATATGCGCTTGATATATCACTATCTGGAGTAAATTGCATAGATGTTTTTCCAATTTCAATATATCTATCTATTTCCCCTGCATCCTCAAATGTTTTAAGCACACAATGTACTGATAATGCTTTATTTATACTAAATGTATATTCAATACCTTGTTTCAATGATATATTTAATTTCCCGCAGACATCAAACCAACCTTCTTTCCCTGCAACAGTTCCTTCACATGAAATTAAACCATCTTTTATAGTTGTTGTAACACCATTTGATATTTTTGTATCATCAGGTAAATAAAATAATTGATACCCTTTAGTTGTTACTTGTACTGTGTTACCTTTAATCACTAAATCTCTTATCAATCCATTATCACTATTAACAACATGGTTTTCGCCTTTATTATTCAAGTATGGTTGAGTTAATTTCAAATCAACTTCTTCATTCAACTTATCAAGAACTTCATCTTGTAACGCTTCAGATTTTTGAATTTCATTGATTTGATTTTGATAATATTCACCAAAGTTTTCAATATTTTTAAGAGCCATATTTTCAGCTTCATCAATATTATTTAGGAGTTCAGTAGATTTATTTTGAATATTTTGTAGAGCTCCATCTTTAGCATTTTCTACATTTGTAACTGACTGCACAGATGTATCTTCAATATTTTTAATTGCAGATTTCATTTTTTCTGAATAATCAGTTTCAAATGATTCCATCTTTTCTTGATAATCAGTATGGAATTCATTCATTTTTGTTTCATAATCATTGTCAAAGTTATCAATTTTTAAGTCAGTTGCATTCAATCGAACAATGATTTCGTTTTGCTTATCACTAATAATTTTCAATCGATTATCGAATTCAATTTTTGATTCTTTCAATTGAGTTAAGGTATCTTCAGCAATAGCTAATATGTCTTTTTTCATTGACTCTGGTAATTGATCTTCAGGATTTAAACCTTCTTCAACCCTTCCTATAGCCATTGTACTGTTATATCGTTTTAAGATTGATCCATCTTCATCAAGCTTAGTTAATTGCACTAAGAAATCTACTCTACCCTTAACGCTTGTTACGGATGGATCCAATGTCCATTCAACGTAGATATAATCTTCATCAAAGTCAGCCATAGTAGCTTCGCCATAGTATTCTTTACCATTTGAAAGCTTATAGTTAACTCTAGACTTGAATACGGATAAATCAATACCGCAATAATATCTATCTAACTGAAATCTGATAATTTTAACTTCTTTATCCCCTTCTACACCTAAAAAATATCTAGATGAATTAAGGTTGATAGTTCTATCAGTTTCAACCGATAATACCAAATTATTTCCAGTATCTAGCATGGTATTTTCCTCCTCTTTATAAAAATAAAAAAAAATGAGAAAGAATTATTTCGTTCTTTCCCAAATATAAGTAAGCTGTGTTGGTTGGATATTTTGTCCATCGCCACTACCTGACATGTCAGTGGATACATTTTGCGGATATATTCCAGCATTTCCTTCACCTGAATAATCCCTTCTTCTATAAACATTTCCTTGTTCATTGGCAGCTACATATTGTTGATGACTATGTTTATGCAACCATTTACTCCCAATTTTTTCGCCAGCTTTCTTATTAAATGTTGTGTTAGCTGTTGTGTCGGTATCGTCTTCATTTATACCAGCAAGTACATATCCTTTAATCCTTACCCATGTTGTATTCGGATAATATTTATTAGGATCAAATTCTTTATTTGCATTGTATATTTGAGAACCTACAGGATATATTAAATCGACTAAATTTACAAATTCTTTTAATCCATTTTGAAGTTGGACTTCCCAACCAAAGCGTGCTGTTTTAGATGGTCCCGGAGTAACGCCTCCTATACCAATAGAATCTTTAGTTTCAGCAACCATTATCGGCATAAATGTTACTTTAACTTCAGTTCTTAATGTTAAAGATTCTCCAAAGCTGTCTTTTATTGTTAATACAACTTCATATGGCGTATTAATATCATAATTGCCGAAATTATTTGCATAAGTGGCTTCGAATTCCGTAGATACAACATTATTTCCAATAGATAATGATAAAAATTCCAATGATGTATATTTACTTATCAAATAAGTTGTATCAACATGTATATAAGTTCCAGAAACATCATTTCTAGTTCCATTCTCATCACAACGATACGCTTTTAAGCTTCCACTAGGTCTGTCATAGGCAACCACTTCAACAATAACTGTTTTAGTATCAAATCTACCTCTTTGATCATAAGCTGTTACAGTATATGCATACTTACCGGTCTTTGTTAGAATTGGTGAGGAATATGTCTTGTCTGAACCACTATAGTTAATGCCCTCCCCTTGGATTACATATCTTACAATTGGAGATTTGTAAGATGTTTCAGCGATATCAGCATCTAATTCAAACTTAACAGAAGAATATCCTGATAATACGTATCCATTTGAACCATTGACAGGTGTAATATCTACTGTTTTTAAATTCGGTTTATACTTTTCTTCGATTTCTAAACTTAATGTTATTGTATTAGATTCATCATTCGGCAATTTATCACTGCAATTTTGCATTTGATAATTTACACCAAGCATGTCACTATGATCCGACTTAAAAGCTAACACTCGACATTCGCAATATAAATCTGCAGAGTCTTCCTGAGCAATGTCAGCTATGGCTTTTAACTCTTTATCATTTAAAATGATTTTATTGGTTTCAGTAGCATTTTCATCAGTACATGTACCTAAGAGACAATATATATCAACTCCGTGATTATATGCGTGTATATCTGAACAATTACTAAATACATGCAAATATAAACAGTTCCAAGAACCATATACTGGTGATGCCCATTGGCAATCGAAAGCTCCGGAAATATATTTTGAATCGCATGTACAACTAATTAGTATTGAACTCTTTGGGGGGTTATCAAGAGTTACATTTTCTTTTACTGTCATCATATTGCTAGCATCACTAGGTAATGCTGTCACGAGTAACATATCAGAAAAGTTACCGGAATCGTCATACCAAAGACTGCTTGAAAATGTTGTTATTTCTTCCCAACTATTTGAGGTAAATGTGTGTGATACTTCATCTTCAAATTCATAAGCTTTAATACTAGCATAGCAATCTATGTCCGCTTTATGTGGAAGATTCTTGCCATTATATTTTGCATACAATGTTATGTCACATTTAACTTGCCATGCTGGATATAACGTATTTGAATATACCATGATTCGAATATCATAATTATCAGTACCTTCACCAGTAAAATATTCTCTTTTCATTTCGATTTCCTTTCTTTAATAAATAAGTAATCCTAAGCCCTCAACATATTCAAAGACAAATTCACCAAGTATGATCCTATTCATGATTACAGCTTCGTTAATGTGAAGTTGGTTATTTGATACCCAAGCTACTTTAGTATTTGAGTCATAGAATCCTAATTCTTTAGTAGATAATCTAACTTTGCAAGTAGAATTACTTTCTCCTAGTTCTAGAACCCCATCTTCAAATCTAGCCCACTGCTTAATATCTTCTTTTGTGGATAGCCCATTTAATTTTTCAGTAAAATCAGTAATTCTTTCAGTAGTAATTGTGAAAGATTTCATATCCTGCGTTACTGTACTCATTTGAGCTTGTACTGCATTGTAATTATCATTGATCAATTGCTTTACTTCGGCAATATTTGAACTACGAACACCATCTACATCTGTAATTTTATTCATAAGTGTAGCTTGGACATTTTTCATAGATTCTTCTATTTCTTTTTTAATTACATCCACTAAGACAGGTTCGTCATATTCGATTGAACCATCGGACATTTTCTTCTTTACACGTTTCCAAATAAATTTACCAGATGACCATTGCGGATAAGTTTCATCCCAACTTCCATTGATCGGTTCTTCGTTTGATGTTGATAAATAATATTCATTTGCAAATTCTACTATTGCGTTCAGATCTTTGCTGGACGGTGACCAATCGGTACAATAATCACCCTTTTCAAGCTTAGCTTCATAAAAATATAAAACCTCACCTGCACAAGAAATATCGATGTTGGCATTTTCCAATTCATATAAGGTAAAATGTATTTGTACTCTAGTCCATGATGTTTTTACATCACAAGTATATGTTTCATCGTTTATTTTGATTTTTAGCACACAATCGTTTGATTCGCTTTTAGCCCATACACTAAATGAATATAAATCTAATATACCGAAAGGTTTTATGCTTCTCAAAAGAGTATTGTCTGATGAAAAAACAACTCTTAATATATCATCTTCAGTACCACCATAAGGATTTGTAACTGATATTCTATCTTCTTCTCCATTAATAACCTGGTAGTATTCATTGCCTTGTAACTTCTTGCTATTTCTTAATAAATTGGCTCCTCCAACAGTCATATCTATTGCTGAAGACCATGCAATTTCAAGTTCAGGTTCTGTATAATTGACAACGTTGTTTGTAAATGTGATCTCTTGTCTTTTCCAAAGATATTTTGTTCTATCAAATTCAGGTTGATTATAAGACCATTCTCCATTAACAGGTTCTTCTAAAGAATCTGATAAATAATATTGTATTTTGATTGATTTCAAACTTACACCATCATTTCCAGAAAGACATTTAGCCACTCCAATTACAGTTTTATCATCAGTATAAGTTATTACAGTTCTTGACCATAGGTAACTTCCTGCTGGAATATCAGGAATAGCATTTTTCCATTCTCCACCTTGCAAACTTGTATGTGAAGTAGAAACGTAGTATTCTTCGATGATTGAAGACACACCTACGCCATCGTCGCCATCTCTTCCAGTTAATCTTGTCCAAACATATTCATTTGCGTTGGTAGATGGTATGGAAGATTCTTTATTTGCTGCTATACCAATATAGTCTCTTCCTATTGGACTATCTGACATATTAGAACCTTTATCATCAGTAGCATATTTGATCCAAGTATAATAAGTAACTGCATCACTACCTTTTACTAAAGACCATTTATAGTTACTAGGATCATTGCTTTCATCTGTATCTTCCATTGGAACCTTTTTATTGAAAGCAAAACCAATATATGCTTTACCTATAGGATTTGATGAGATTCCAGTACCGTCAGCATTGTCAGCGTATTTAATCCAAGTATAAGATTTGTCAGCATCTTCACCTTTAACTTTAATATACTCATAAATTTCAGGATGTTTAATTGATTCAATATCATCCTGTTTAGTCATATGATTATAACTAACACCCATATAAATATGGTTTTCAGGTTTAATGGAAATATTTAATCCTTTATCATCATCCGCATATACAGTCCAAGTATATAACTGCCTTTTAGCAGCTAATTTAACAAATTCATCAGACAAATCCTGAATTTTCTGAGAAACATCATAGTCTCTCAATTTATAGTTTCCTAAAGTAGCAGTTGATGTTCCTTCTATTTCTTTAGTTTCAAGTTTAAGAACACGAGCATTGATGTATAGTCTATGCCTTTCATCTACTATATTAATAGTGTCTCCAACTCGTACATTATCAGGTAAGATTGCAATGTCGACTTCGTATTCAACCTGAGTATCGCAAACTTTTTTTAAAGAAGATAATGCAGAATTAAAAAGGTCTTTTTGAGTTGTAAGATTGGAAGTGAAGTTCTTAACGATATGTCCAACATTGTTAGATAGTCCTTGCTCCCATTGATATCTACTCCATTTTGAAAGAGCAGTACGAGACATCAACCACCCGCTATCAGTAACATAGAAATCTCCATCATCGTACTTATATCCAACTAAAGTAACGGGATTTTCAGCTCCTTCTGGAATACCACCCGTAACACGATATGCTGTAGCCAAATTAGCAATGGACTTTTTAACTTTAATGTTATTTATTTGCTTATCCAATCTAAGAGTTGCTACATCAGTATTACCTCTTTTTGCATGAATGTTGATGATTTTCTTTTTTACCATCAGACCGTCAATCTCAAAGCTAAATGATATTTCCGCTTCAAAAGCATTTGCTACTGTATCTAATTGAGCAGTTGCAGTATTACCGGCTTCCCATTGTAAAGTTCTAGTTCTAGTAGATCCTAATTCGTCTAAGCCTATTTCAAATCCAGTATCATAAATTAATTTATTTACATAATAAGCAATAGGATGCGATTCTGTATTTTGTGCATATGAATCGTCAGTTACTTCGTTTAATAAGTCTAAACCTTCATCTTCCGCATATACATTAATACACATAGTTTGAGTATCATATTCACTATCAATAATTGTATAAAATTCATATCTGTCTTTATTCTTTTTTAAAATATAATTTCCAGCTACTGCTGAGTTCATTGCCTTGTCACGATTTTCTTCAGTAAAATATAGATCAAATTCTAATGTGACAGCCCCCGTATCAACATCCTCAACCTTATCATCATTTGCGAGTATTAGACCTTGCTTAGTGTTGGATGAAGCGACACTTATAATGTTCATTTGTTTGTCAGCAAAATAAATAATCATAAGAATGCCTCCCTATATGTCATTTTTAAAGTTGGGGGTATTGTGTTCCATGACGATAGAACTGCTTTAATTTGATTGACACCAGGTTGTAATTTAAAGTTATCCCAATCATTACCAATCTTACCTATAGAAGATTTATCCATACCATTTAAGATTACTTCCATAGTATTCACATCTACTTCTAGCTTATCGCCTTTTGCAAATAAATTTGTTGAATCAACCCAGTAGTTAACGTTTAATTTATCGAATGACATTGCGTTGAAGCCGTAATAATGTAACATACTATGATTATCATATTCTTTTATAGCAATTTGAATTTTAGTACAAACCATGTTTTCTATTTCAGGAATGGTGTATGGATAGTAAGACCCATAATAAAAGAATGTTAATTTAGAACCTTCTTTTCTCAAATCACAATGACCCCAATCGCTATACCAAGGGTTTTGTGAATGTATATGTGATGTAGTATAATACCATGTTTTTAAAACTTTCCACGGCATCAATGGACTTCCGGGATCAGGATTTTGGTAAGTAATAAATTGATAACACCCACTATTTCCAGTTTTATCAGTTTTAAACCAGTTACAACCAGCAATAAGTTTATTATCTTCAGTACAAAATGCTATTGACATTTCTCCTGTTTGTCCCATTGCTCCTGCATAAAATATTAGATGAAAATATGAGTACCAATTTTGGGCACCTTTTTCGCCTTGAGAATCTATAGGAATTTCAATCGTTCTTAATCCACCACCGGCAGTATTATACGGTCTACCTGAATTTCTAAGAATCAAGTAATCATCAGTATACCCGCCTGTTGAGATTCGCCCAGTTCCTAGTTCACCATTAGAACCATATTTAGGATGCATGACGTCGTATCCGCCAACATCATCTTTAGCATTTTTAAAATCACTAAGTTGAACCAATCGTTCATTACGCTGTTTGTTTTCCCCATCAGCTTCGTCGACATTTCCAAATTCTAAGATATGTCCATTTTGATCAAGAAAACCCACATAACCGTTATCGCCACTCATTGTAACTTCAAATTTAGGTTTGGTTGGATAGGTTCCTTTGTAATCGACGCCAAAAGTGTATCCGTTGTCTAAAGTTGCATAGACTGTTGTTTCTTGTACAGCATATTTATGTGGATCAGAACAATGAATATTAATAGTTCCAGCGCAACCAACTCCTTCCATATAAAAAATTGGTTCTGCATCGATTGACTCTACAGTACCAATATAATATACTTCCGGTTCATCTCTAAAGATGAAGTGCTGTTCTTCTTTGGATAAAGCTTGTTTAAATTTCCTAGCCAAATCTTGATATTCAGATGTGGTATCCGCTATCAAGACGAAACTAATCGCTAAAGATCGTGTTTGTTCTTTTTTATATCGATATGTAGAACCGTCTGATTTCCCTACAGATATTTCAGTAATATCGACATCCATTGTCTCTCTACCCTTAACTGAATTAGTACGATAACCTATGATTTCTTCTTCGAGATACATGTCTCCTATTTTCATCGCACTATCAGGTAAAGGAAGAGAGGCGAAATATTCCTTTAATCCCATTATAGGATACCTCTCTTTCTATCATTTCTAGTTTGAATTTTGTCTATTTCTTTTTTCGTATATGGAGCAGTAGCCTTTGCAACTTCTCGTCCATCAATGTTGACTGGAACTTCAATAGTCACATTAGTTTCTTTATCTCCATTTTGAATATTTTCATTAAGTTTTCCAATTGCTGAATTTACAGCATTATCAACGGTTTCTCTTAATGATTGAGCTTGTGATTGAACATTGATTGAACTTGCTAATGCTAACGAGCGTGAACGATTGAACATTGTTTCAACTTGAGAAAATCCACTATTAACATTTGATAAATCCATTAAAGGTGTTAAAACTGGATTATTTGTTGAAACGTTATTGAGTAATTCTTTAGCTTTGCTCATCGTATTGCGTACAGAATCAATTGATGCATTAGCTAGGGCTGTACCAGCATCTTTAGTTGCTTTTACTTTACTGATAATACCATTAACCAATCCTTCTCCATAATAAGCACCTATTCCATATCCAATTTTCGATGGTGAATGTTCTCGCAATGCTTTGGCACTGGCTTTAGCAGCAGCTGATGCAATCTCGCTTCCAGCCTCAATTGCTGATTTTTTCTTACTCTTCATTCCATTAATAAAGCCTTGAATAAGATATGCGCCATTACTATAGAATGTGTTATAATGAACAATATTACCAGACGCGTTTGATGCTGCAGCCGCCATATTAGCAACCGCTGATACAACTGCTTCTCTTTTTCCATTAATGCCGTTCGCCATATTGGTTCCAAATTGTTGACCTGTTTTTTCAAATTTTCCAGCTTTACCATTAAGTGTTGTAAGAATCGCTTCAACAATATTACTAAATGCAGTTTTAACAGTTCCACTATTGCTATTAGCTGCAGACGAAATTGTTGACATAATTCCAGCAACTGCATTTGTTACTCTAGTTTTGCAGTTTTCTAGAGGGTTAACGATGTTATATACAATCAACGATCCAACACCAGCTAAAGAACTTGCATTCGAACCTAATGTAACAAATGCAGAACCCAATCCAACAATTCCAGAACTAATGCTTGGGATATTTATTCCACTTAGTTTTTCCAAACTACTTACTACACTTTTTAACGCACTCAATGAACCAGATATATCTCCTACGCTACCAAACAACCTTAAAGCAGTAGCTAACGTACTTAAATCATTTGAAATATTTCCAGGGAATGTAAGATTTGTCCATTTCGAAAGCGAGTCCGCCAAGGTTCCTAGTGGTTTTGCGATTTCAGATAAGACTGCTCCTCCTATACCAGTTGATGAAAATGCTTTTACTCCTTCTGCAATATTCGTTAAATCTGGTTTAACATTGGGCGATACATAAACATCAGCCCATTTTTTAATAGAATCCGCTAATGTTCCTAATGGCGCGCAAATAGTGCTAATGCTAAACCCACCAGGGCCTGCGAAATTGAACGCTTTAACGCCTTCAGCAATATTAATCAGATCTGGTCTAACATTTGGAGACACACTAACGTCTTTCCATTTATTAACCGAATCAGCAAATTTACCTAAAGGTTTTGCAATCAAATCAATAGAGAATCCTCCTATTGCGGCAAAGGTAAATGCTTTAACTCCTTCCGCAATATTGACCATATCTGGCTTAGCGTTTGGAGATACGTTAACGTCTTCCCATTTTTTTACTGAGTCAGCTAAATTACTTAATGGTTTAGTAATCATATCTATAGAAAAGCCACCACCAAAAGCAAAAGTAAATGCTTTGACGCCAGTAGCAATTCTTGTAAGGTCTGCTTCAATATTGGGAGATACATAAACGTTTTCCCATTTTGAAAGAGAGTCGGCTAAAGTTCCTAGTGAACTTGACACTTTTGTGATAGTATCAGCGCCCCATCCTCCAAGAGTAAAGGCCTTAATTCCTTCTGATAAATTGATTAGGTCAGGTTTTACATTTGGAGAAACACTTACATCAGTCCACTTTTTCATAGATTCCGCTAAAGTTCCTATTGGTTTGGCAAGAGTTGAAATTGTGTCAGCACCCCAACCACCAAGAGTGAACGATTTGACACCTTCCGATAGATTGACTAGATCAGGTTTAATGTTTGGTGAAATGTTAACTTTTTCCCAACGTTTGAGTGACTCTGCTAATACACCTAAAGGTTGTGCAATTTTACTTATAGTATTTGCACCAAATCCACCAAGAGTGAAAGCTTTAATACCTTCTGATAGATTGATTAGGTCAGGTTTCATATTTGAAGAAATGTATACGTCTTGCCATTTTTTTACTGAGTCAGCTAATTCGCCAATAGGTTTAGCTACTTTGGCAATGGTTAGTGCTCCTAGTCCGCCTAAGGTATTTGCTAAATTTCCTATAGCAATATTGCCTAAAGCTTTGCCCATTGCGTCTAATCCACGATTTATTTCATACCATGACATACTTCCAAATTTCTTTAAAGCATCTGCTAATTCGCCTAAGCTTGATACAGCGACAACGATAGTTCCTGCGCCTAGTAGTCCACTTAGTCCAGTTAGCGTTCCAAGCAAACCACTAACTACACCTAATTCAACAAGAGCACCTCCTAGTCCAGCTAATCCTTTTATGACTTCATCTTCTTTTAATTTTCCAATCTTTTGTAAAGCCTTTGATATTTCTTCTAGACTTTGAACTGCAATTAAGATTGTTGCGGCTCCTACTAATCCTGATAGTCCAGCTAATTTACCAAGTAAACCTGTAACTATGGCGAGCTCAGCAAATGCTCTGCCCATTCCTGCTAGACCTTTTGCGATTTCTTCCCAGCTTAAGAATGAGATTCGTTGTAAGAATTTACTGATTTCTTCTAAACTTTGAACTGCAATTAGCATTGAAGCGGATACAAATAAGCTCTTACCTTTTCCAAGTTTACTTAAAATGCCAATAGACAAACTTAACTCTGTAAGTGCTCCTCCCATAACAGATAATCCTTTAGCTATATCTTCCCAAGACAATACGCTTACTTGTTTCATGAATGTTGCAATTTTACTTAAGCTTTGAACTGCAATAACAAGTGCTGTTGATGATTTAATGCTATCTGTTTTAGCTAATTTACCAGCAACACCAGTAATGATACTAATTTCTGATAGAGCTCCGCCCATTCCTGCTAAACCTCTAGTAATGGTCTTCCAGCTCATCTTTCCAAAAGCGCTTAATCCGTCAGCCATATCGGTTAAACTCTTAACTGCAATATTTAAAGAAACACTGCTTAATACTGATGCTTTGCCAAAATATTTATCAGTCAATTTAGTAATAAAAGATAATTCGGTTAAAGCACCTCCCATAGCAGTCAATCCTCTAGCTATTTTATCCCATGACATTTTTCCAAATTCTTGAAGTGCCTTAGCTAAAGTTCCACACGCTTTGCTTATTACAGTTATTGCTAACATACTTGTAACTGACACCTTAACTCCTTCTATGCTTTTCATAGAAGAAATAAGTATCTTTAGAGCTATTGGCAATGCTACGAGAGATTTGGTTAATCGTATACCATCGATTTTTGCAATAATAGTCAATGCCTTGCCAAGAACCTTAATGGATTGTGACATTAATATTAAAGCTGCTCCAGATTTCACAATTCCTCTTAAATTGTTTCCTGATACTATTTTCGAAATTGATTTAAATGATTTGTCAAGCATAAAGAACATAACGCCCATTGCTGTTAAACCTTTGCCAACATCAACCATTTTGATTTTCGAGATTGTTTTCAATGATGCTGTTAAAATTCCAATTGAAGTGGCGATAGAAACTAATGTCACAGTTTTAATACCGCTTGTAAACGCTCGTAAAGCATCATGTATTTCAGCTAATCCTGAAGAGAAATCAGAAGAGGTTTCTTTAAAGTTCAATTTATCATGCAAAATTCCTTTCACTTCATCGACTATTCCTGATATTTTTCCAACAGATTCTTCAATTTTATCCAATAATCCGCTAAATGTTTTGACACCTTGGAAAACACCTGCACCGAATAGACCTGCAAATATATCTTTTGTTGAAATATTATCTGTGATCCATCCAAATAGTTTACCGAATCCGTTCCAAATACTATCAACAAATTTACTGACATAACCACCGATGATACCTAATGTGTCGGCGAAATTGTGTAATGATCCTGTAACCCCAACTACTAAATTTGAAATTCCAGTAACAACTTTACCTAGGCTTTCAGTAACGCTTGTTGTTTCAAATCCATTATCTAGCGATGTAAAGAAATCCCCAATACTTGCTGTACAACTTAGTAATAGGTCAATTAACGATGAGGCCCCATCTGAGTTTACAAAATTAAATATGGTTTTAATAACTGTTTCTAATCCTTTTTTAAAAATATCTAGAATAGAAAAAAGACCTTCAAAAGTTCGTTTTAAATTATTTAAACGTTCTTCTGTAGGTTTTAACGATTCACAGAATTTTTTAAATTCTTCTGTATATTTATATAGTGTTTCTCCTTGCATATCAGGGAATACATCTTTCCAAGCTTCTTTAATACTTGAAATATATTTTCCTAAAGTATTAACCGCAGACGATAATCCAGCAATAACATTTTGTCTACCAGATAACCTATTAAATTTCTTAGCGAAATCATCAGCAGATAAACTGCCATTTTGTAAAGAGGTATTTAACTTATTTACGTTATCAATCGTTTCTGAAGTTACACCTGCATTCTTTTTCTGTTCAGCAGACATTGACGCATAAGATTCAGCCATCTTAGATACAGTTTCTTTTAACATATCTCCAGTAACCCAACCTTGCTGACAGGCTTTCTCAAATGAGCCTGTTTTAGCAATCATATCGTCAATTGCAATGCCATGATCTTTTGCTACTAGTTTAAAAGTTTCATCAAATTTTCCAGTATCAGAAATTCCTTCGTTGATGAATTGCTTATATCCTGTACTTAAATTTGATAATAATTTATTTCGTTTATCCGCTGTCTCTTGAATAATTGCTCCAGCACTGTCACTAATACTGGTCAACAAATCTTTAGATTCTTCAAAGTCTCCTATGATTATTTCCCAAGATTGAGTCCATCCCGATTGAGCTGCTTCTTTTAAAGTATCCCAAAGTTGAGTTACAGTCTTAACTTTGGTTGCAGCGTTTACTGCCGTTTCAGCTAATTTACTAATTTCCTCAGCTTGCTTATCAGTATAGCCTTGTGCTATTAAATCAGCTTTATTATATGCTCCAGATAATTGTGTTAGTGTTTCAGTAAGTACTTCTGTCGTCAACCAATTCCCTTGCGAAAGTGATTCTCTAAATGAGCCATATTTTTTTATAAGTTCATCAACGTTCTTACCCATATGTGTAGCTGTTCGTTTTAATGCATCTTGGAATATTTGTCCACCCATACCAGCGTTTACCACTGAGTTCCAGTCTTGCAACTTTACGGTACCCGCAGCTAATGCTTGCGATAATTGATACATTGCGACTGAAGCTTGTTGACTAGTCGAACCAGATACAGCTGCTAAGTTGGCAATACCTTTAATAGAGGATACCGATTTATCCAAGTCGACCCCTGCCGCTGTAAATGTTCCAATGTTTCGAGTCATTTCTGTAAAGTTATAGATAGTTTTATCAGCGTAAGTGTTTAACTCATCTAAAGCTGCGTTAACTTGCGTAAGATTCGACCCTTTACTTTCAGTATTTGCTAAAATTGTTTGTATTGCATTGATCTGTGTTTCATATTCGTCCAACCCTGTTTTAATTGGATCAATCGTTAAGGCACTAACAAGTTGTTTTCCAGTGTTTATAGCACTGTTTGCAATATTAGTTAAAGCAGTTATTCCAATAACTTCCATAGCAGACAACTTTAGTTTGACAGTTTCAACTCCATTTTGAAGATTTGTCATATCAACTTTTTTAGCGCTTTTATCTAATTGCTCAAAACCTTTGAGTGACTCTTTAAAATTTAATTTACTCTTAAGTTTTTCTATAGTAGATAGCGTAACGCCAACATTCTTTTCGAAATCCTTATTATTAAATTTCATCGAGACAATTTTTTCATCTATTTCTCGACTCATATCTTAGTCACCTCTTTCCATGCTTCTTGAGCGATTTTATTAAAAAGAGGTTGGACAACAGGATTGATATAGTCTCGACCCTGAACCCAACCTCCGTTGCGTGTACCATGTCCATACTGAAGTATGATTGCTATTGGTACACCTTTGTTTATGTTTGAATTATAGAAATTTAATGATATAGTATTTTTCGACTGCTCTATTTTGTAATACCACGACGCAGCTGTTTTCCCAGAACGCACTGGTGTCGCACTAGAAAGCAATCGAACGCCTTCTTTACCATATTTATTTAATATTTCTATATTGTTTTGTTTATTTAATTTATTTAAATAAGTAGTAAGAGCTGCAAAATCACCTTTTTGATCAATGGAAATCATAAAGATTAAACTTTCACTAAATATGTTCCTTTTACAAATCCTGATGGAATTCTAGCCCAATCTCCAACCCATTCTAAAACTGTTACAGATGTTCCTGGTAATAAGCCACCATTTTCGTTTGAATGAGCTTGTCCATCTTTTGTTAATTTATGTTTAGGAACTCTATCGTAATTTTCACCAGCGCCTTCTCTTACCTTTAATGCTGGTTTTGCTGTTGTTTTGTATTTTCCAAGAGCTTTTCCATTTGCTTTACTTGCATTAGATGTGGTGTTTGTTTTATTAACCTTTGTTGTGTATTTTAATAACACCCAACCATCTTTGGTTTCTCCCCATCCATTGCTTTCGGCAATGATATCTAATGGTGTATTGTTAGCATAAGCAGTAACAATACCTGCAGAAGTCGATGGTTTTTTTCTACAGTTTAATCCACTAGGTGTATTAACTTTTACTTTATACAGAGTTGCTTTCTTTTCACTTTCAATAGGTTTAACATTTACAGAATTGTATTTAGGTACACCGTATCCTCTGATATATTTTCCATTAACTTTTAGTGTTCTTCTAGCTACAGAATCGTTCTTGTTTCCTTCGATTACAGTAATAACCCCATTTGCAACTTTTTCTACAATACCAACATGTTCAGAAGAACCTTTATTGTCACCAACACCACTATCTTGCCAGTCATAAAAAATAATCCAGCCTGATGCAGGTGTTACTGATTCATTTTCTTGCCAACATCCGATCTTTTGAAATAATTCAATCATTTTATTGCAACTGCATTCTGTAGGGATAATATTAGTGCAACCAGCTTTAATAGCACATGCGCTTACGAATGTTGCACACCATGAATCTGTATATTTTACTTTGTAACCTCTAGCTAAAGGTGTATGTGCATTATAAACATCAATAATTTGCTTATGAGTGTTATCTTTTTCATTACATCCTAACCATCCTCTAGCAATGTTTAAAATTGTTTCTGAATTAGCCATAGTTATTCTCCTTTCATTTTTTCTCTATCTTTTCGAATTCGTGCTTGTCTTATAGCATTTAATTCAGCATATTGTAAAGCTAAATCTTGTTCGCTCATTTTCTTTTCCGGAGCATTTTTTAACACAAATAAATTAATCAATGTTAATAAACTATTGAGATGCCATTTTGACATTTCAATAGGTATATGGAGATTAATCATGTAATAATAAATCATTTCAGCAGTCATAATCTCTTTCTTTTTAATTCCACCTTTTGTTGATGTGGAATTATTATTAAGTTTCGTAGCAGTATGCGGTGAATTTATATACTGCTCTATTTCTTTAAAATCTTTTTCAGTCAAACGTTTGTAAATACTATCATCCACATTTGGTGTTATGGTCATACACTTTGCATAACTCATCCTTTCTTCCAAGGTGAATTTTTCAGTATATAAAAAAGGTTTACACCATATTTCCTCCCATTTTTTTAACGACATTAATGAATGCTCTAATTCGATTGTTGCAGACGGAAGAGGTATGAACGTTTCTTTAACCGAATCCCAATCTTCGTCTTCAGGAACAAATAGTCTTAGCATAGTGTGTTACGCGTCTGGTGTATCGCTTTCGTTTTCTTCTAAATCTTTAACAACTAAGCTTTTAGAAGTGCATCCATTAATAAATGAAGCAGCAGCATTTGCATCTGTTGCCAAACTTAACAATAATTTTGAAAAAGCATTAGTACTTGCAAACGAATCAGATAATTCTTTTGATTTAACAAAACCTCTTCCGTCAGCTGTTTTTTCACCATACGCTTTTAAGATAATTTCTTTGATGAATTTAAGGATGCTTTTTCCGTCTTCAGCTTTTATGATTCTGTCAATATATCCTTCAATTCCATCTTTTTCTTGAAAATCTAATTCAAGCACCTCAGCCTCAGTGTAATTAAAAAAGAATGAATCTTTACGATCATTTCCATTAAAATCTTGATATGAAATATTTAATTTGTACATGTTTTCTCTCTCCTTTAAAAATAATAAAATAAAAAGGAATCGCTTTTTACACGATTCCACAATTCGATTATCCTTCTGCCACAATAATGTTGTAAATTTCTTTAGGTGAAGGTAAAGTTGCTTCTTTTTGTTCTGTACCGTAAATTAAGTCTTCGATTTTCTTTAATTTACCAGCATCGATAACTCTACTATCAATAACGATATGTGCAGTTGGTTTTATTTTGTCAACTCCTACTTCGACAGGCGTTGTTGAGAATTCCCAAGATAATTCTTTAGCTTCCGCAGAATCGTTCTTTGAGTTATTTGTTTGACTAGATGGTTTTGCTAATGCATTATAAACCAAATGTAGTTTATATCCGTGATCATCTAATTCTGTGTCATTACCAACTAATGTTCTATAAGAAAATCCGAAATGCTTTCTTACTTGTTGAGTGACATAAACACCAGTATTTTCTTTCATTTCTGCAACACCTTGACAAGCGTTAAAGCCTGCAGGGTAAGTGTAAGCTCCAATAGTACCTGCAAATTCTTCTTCAGACATTAATTCTAAGTACTTATGGTTATTTGCGTAGATTGCTGAAGGTTCCGCACCCGATGGACTTTCTTCGACAGACATTAAACCGTCCCAAGCTTCTCCTGTACCATAGGCACCACTTGCTTCTAAAGGATAGTAAACGCCTTTATCTACGCCTGTTTCATAATATTTTTTTCCAGTTTGATCCCAAACTAATACAGCCATTGTTTAATCCTCCTTATACAATTAAATTAAAAACGTCATGATTTAGTCCATCTGCAATATAACTGTTTTGATATGAACAATTTATAATTGTTGATATTTTGGCAGTTAAATCGCTGTCCGGGTTGTAATCGATAACGGTGATTTGATATGTGAAATTTTGTTTGTAAACTAAATTATCCGCAAAACGATTGCTGATTTGTTTTCTTGAGTATACGATTGCAGGGTATTCAAGTTTTATATTCTCTGGAGGTTGAAAATACACATGATCTGTTCCTAGAATCTCTACTAATATTTTGTGTAGTTTTAATCTTCTACTTTCCATTGTATTTACCTCCAAGAGTTAGAAGTATTCTAGGGTATTGAATTGAAATATCGGTAATTTTCCATTTAATACCCATTGCCTCAGCATAAAGCAAGTCATAGCAATGTTCCGAGATAAATTGGTCAGCAAGAATACTTAAGGAACTAACGAAGTTAATATCATCATTAATTTTATTACTGGTTTGTCTTCGCCATCTATCGTTAATTAAATCACCATAATAGTTTTTTGTTTCAATTACGTTTGACCAACATCCCGGTTTGATTTCTTTTGTTACCCCATATGCAATCTTGCCGTACCATTTACTCATTTTGATTTTCTCCTTAAACTAAAAATTACCCAACATGATCGCCTGTTGCAGTTTTATCTGTAACATCAAGTTCTAAAGCGATTGCTGAGTAAGGTCTTGTTAAGGCACCAGATAATCTAGTTTCCATTAAGTATTTATAACGGTTGAAGTCAATATCGAAATCTGAGAATTTAGAGATTTCTCCACCTTTTGTCGAACCGATATTGTAATCATACATATTTACAAATAAGCCTAATAATTGTTTTGTTTTGTTACCTTGTGAAACTTTTCTTGTTTTGCCTTCGAATTGTTCCACAGTAACAATGTCTTTTACATTTAAAGCTTTTGTTAAATCATTTTTTGACGAATAGATACGTCTACCATTTAAATCTCTAGCTAATAGCATAACATTTAACATATGTGGTGTGCAGAATAATTCAACATTTCCGCTTCCTTTATATTGTTCACGTAAGAATAATGATTGTTTAATCATAGCTTCAGCGTAAATATATTCTTCACCGAAATTAGCACCAGTATTAGTACCTTGTAATTCTTTTTTCATAGCTGCTAAATCCACATCACCATGAATAGTATAAATATCATCGTCTAACCAAATAGGTCTAATATGTTCTTCTGAAATTTTATGAGCATCTCCAGTTTCACGTCCATCACCAATTAATACGGCTAATGCAACTTCTTCTTTTAATGCCATGTTCATTACACCATATTGATATTCAATTACATCAAAGTCAGTAATATCTACAATGTCATCTCTTTCTAATTCATCTTTAACATAAACTGTTTGTGGATCAGTAGTTCTAGTTAATAAATTAACGTTACCAATTTTTGTTTTTTGTGAACCTTTCTTATAACCTTTTGCTCTAATTTCAGCTTTTCTAGCATCAGCTTTTCTAGTACGAATTCTAGAGAAAGGCGTTTTGTGTGCACCGTTAATTACATGGTCAACAAATCCTTGATCTTTTGTTAATAATTCTGGAGCACCTGGATTTAAATTAGTAAACTCAGGGAATAAAGTATCGATTTGATCAATTCCATGTTGTAAATGTTGATGTTCAGACATGTAAGTTTTTAATGCATCTTGGAAACCGTTACTATTACGTTGTTTAGCTAATTCAATGATAGCTTCTTCATCGGCATGCGTTAACACTGTTTGGTTTCCGCCAGTTTCAAATAAATTGTTTTTCATGTAAGTTCCTCCTTGGTCAATTACTTCTTCGTTTAAAGAATGTTTTACTTCGTCGTCTTGTAGCTCTTCATCATCAAGTTTTCCAGCTTTTGCATCTTCCACTGCTTTTCCAACTAAGAAATACATAGCTTCTTTTTGTTCTTCGCTCATGCTATCGATAATATCTTTGATGCTTTTTGCTTTAGGATCTTGTTCATTAGGTTTAGACTCTTTTTTTACTGGTTCATTACCATCTGCATTGTGATATAAATGAAATTCATCATGTGAGATGATAATTGCTTCTTCGCCTTCATCAGATCCATGCTTGATTACAGATTCGATGACTGCTCCAGGATTTGCTCCAGCTAAAACTAATGAAACTTCACTGATTAATCCATGAACCACGTTAGATCCTTGTTGTTTTAATTTTCCAGCACAGATAGAGAATCGTGTGATGTCTTTATGCTCTGTTAACGACTTAGCAACTTTTCCAGATTCGGTATCGTTGAATTTAACGTATGCATAAACTCCATCCGGTCTGTTTTCTAGTAATGCGTGGCCTAATACATTTTCTGGATTGTTATGGTCATGATTCCATACAACAGGCACTGTTTCTCCATCTTGATGTTGGAAAGCATTTGGCATGATTACACGTCCATCAGCGCACTTGATGTTGCATTTGGTAGCCCAACCTTCAATGTCAAATTGTTCATCCATTTTGATTTTCCTCCTCATAATATTGTTCTTTATTTAACGATTGCGATTCTTCATTAGGAGCGCTTAGATTCTTATTTCTTAGTTCATCTGCTTTAGGATCTGTTGATGGTTTCCATCCGATCTTTTGTCGCATTTCATTTGAAGACGCAATTTCGTTACGAGTTAATTTGTCTGCGATATCAGCTAATTCAGTTACTGGAACTAGCTTAAAAGGGTCTCTAAAATAAAAAATGGACTGCCCTTGTGTTCTGGCAGTCTTACTTAAAAATTTTCTTTTCATTTCGCAGGCAATAGCAAACACTATTGGTTCAATAGTCCTACTAAAGTAATTAAGCATGGTCTTTTCATCAGCTGTACCATCTAAAATAGATTGTGTGATGCCAAGCTGACTATAGAGCATGCTTTGTAAGTATTCGATTTGTTTCATTAGATTGTTATCTAATGATCTATTTAATTGAATTACATGCTCAGCTGAGTCAATGTAACCAATTCCTAATTTAGAATTATTCAATTGTCTCTCTAATGTAGAGCGTCTATCTTCAGCGTTTTTAATACGTTGTTCGCCCTTCAGCACATAAGGCAATTGAATAATTAAATCTAATTTTCCTGAACCACTTTGCTCATCGATTGCGTCCAGTAAATTAAGTTTTCTTATTAATCGTTGCATTGTTGAGTTATGTTCATTAATAACAGAGTAGAAAGGATTTTCTACAACTGCTACAGACCGTTTAGGCACTACAACATCTTTTTTAGTACCGCTATTCTCATCATAGACTCGTACTTTAATATGTTGAGGATACCATTCCATAATTTTTCCGACACGAATCGTATCAACATCAAACGAACTGGTGTTAATATCTAAAGTTGTATCTATAGGCACCAAAGCAACAACACCTTCGTCAAGCATTGACATAACCGCATCTTGCATGAATGCTCTTCCTGTTTGGTCAATGTTTGCTTCTAATGTTAAGCAATTGTTCAACCCACTATCGATTATCTCTGTAAAACGTCCGTCCTTATCAACTCTTACATGTTCTATATCTATACTGCTTGCATCCATTGCAATTCTATTAAATATAGATGTAACGATTGAACGTTCGTTTCCTCTAGTGAACCTAGCTCTATCCGGTCGATATGAATAACTTGGTCCTGGCCTAAGAGTAGGGTCCTTGTTATTAATGAAAGCATTCCAGCCGTGCTGTAATCTATCTATAATTTTCATTTTGAATTTTTACTCCTTAAATAGTTTATATTGTTTATATGTGCTTCTTATTGAATTAACAGTTGTGATAATTTATAATCAATATTAGGAAGGTGACATATATGAAATTTGAATTTAAAAAACCTAACATACAATTGCCAAATATAAGAAGAACTTCAGTACAACATGAATTAACTGAAGAAGAAGTTTTAAAACGCTTAAATATTCCTGATTGGCGTCACATGTCAAAAGATAAAATAATGTCTTTTACTTCGTCGTTACAATGTATGAATCCTGAAGTTGCTAAAGAAGTTTTAAAAAAGTTCCCTGAATTTGCTAAAATGTGTTCTGATGCTCTAACCGATGTAACTAAAGCAATGGATGAAGTTATAGAACATACTGATAAAAATACTCACAAAGTGTTGGATGCATATTTGTCTGAGATAAATACTCTACAAGATGAATTAAAACGTGAGGATTTATCATTAGAAGATAAACTAATATTAAATGATGAAATTAAAGAACTTTTAGAGAAGATGGATCTCGTAGCTAAAGAATCTAACGAACGAATCCATGAATTATTTAATAAAGTTTTAAGTGTAGTAGTTGGGACTGTAATGGTTGGTGGCGCAATGTTAGGTGTTAATTTCAAAAGAACTAAATAATTATTTTCAACTAATTTTACTTACGATTTTTCTTCCAAATCGTTCATAAGTTTTATAAGCACCATAAGCAGCGTTTAAAGTGCCAGCAAAACCAATGATGGCCTTCACTGCTTTTTTTCCTTTATTTTGACTTTGTGTCATTCGAGTGTACTGTTCTTCCGCTTGAAGACGTTTATTGCGTTTTTTTAATTCGCTATCGCTTAATTGATAGGCTTTTTTACCATCATGAACTTTTAAATAGTCTTCATGATAGTTTTTAATAGTTTTACTCCTAGATATAGAGGAAGCAGTTTTTCTATGTCCCCATTTCATTCCTAGGACGCCGTAGTGCATTAATTCTGATTCTCTTACTATCATTGGTTGACCTCCTTTAAAAATAATATAGTATTAATTTGTTTTTATATTTTGCATACTTTTTCTCGTTAATCATCTAGCTAATATTTCTTTTCTAGAAAGTGAAGTATTAGGATGTTCTTTCGTGTACTCTTCCACTTTGCGTTGATTTAAATAACTTTTGATCATGGCATAACTACTACTAGACATAGCAATGGTTTTTGCGCCATTTTTTCGAATCAACTGATTCGCATATTTTGCTGCATTCTTATTAATATCAGATTCATCCAACCCTTTATTTTTGATTTTGCTAACTATGTCTTTACCAAAGAATATGGTTGGCTCATTTGCAAGATCTGCGTATACAGTATATTTAGTGTCATTTATGTCAATAATAGCGTTATACCCTTTTTTTTCTAGTTCCTTATAAAATTTCTCTCGAACTTTACTAGATTGAAATTGCGGTGTAGCAAGCGCTTGGTTAAATCTATCATAAAATTTTTTAGGATCGTTTTTCAGCAAATCTTCTGGTGCTTCCCTATCAAGCCATCCATACCTAGTTCCATTCATTGCTTTCAAGACCTGACTTTTATACTCTGGATCTTTTTGCAGCATATTTAACATGACTTTTCTTGCGGTGTTATTAGAAGCTCTTTTTATGTTTTTATTTGTTTTCAATGAGTTTATATATACCCCATCATAAGACTTTACCGAGAGTTGTTCTTTATGAGGAAAAACTTTACTATACACATCTTTATCATGCTTATTGATAGCCGCATAAAATGCTTTGTTTTTGAATGTTTCTTTACTATTGGTGCCAACATTTTGTATTTCATGCCCGGATTTGATTATTTTATCGCAATAATCTTGTCCAACTCTTGTTGCGACTTTTTTCCCAACAACTGCTATCGCTACTCCTCCTACAACAGCGACTGTTGCTTCTGTAATCATTCTTTGTTTTGCTTTTGCTTCAGCTGCTTCTTTAGAATATCCATTTGCAGGATATTTATTAATAAGGGTTTGTTTGTGACGTGTTATAGGATTCTTTGAATTTTCAGCATTGTTATAAGTATCAGTGTCATCAGTATAATGTTTCTTTCCTTTAGAAGTTAAGCTGCCATCTTTATTTTGATAGCGTCTAACTCCCCATTTCATTCCTTTGATACCATGATGCATCAATTCTAATTCTCGTACTAACATTACTTAACCTCCTTATTCAAATGCTTCGATATTAACTTTGTATGCAACATAGGCATCAACCAATGCCGCAACAGCATCAATCTTTCTATCTCGTTTCTTTTTATATAGTTTTCTATTGCCATTCGTATCTTCTAGTGTGATACAATTACCCATTGCAAAAGACATTAGACTTTCGTCAAATATTAATTTTCTATCTTCTGCTAAAATCTTTATTTCACCTAAAGGTACACTTTCTGTTCTAGCACCTTGTCTAACCGTTTCAACACCAAATGGACCGTTTTCAGTTGTCCATCTTTTTACAAATTCTTCAGCGTTGTAAGGGTCATAACCAAAGCTTTGAACAATGTACTCTTTTTCAATGATGTAGTTATCTAAATCTTCATAAACTTCCATCATATTAAGAACCGCTCCTTCTAGAACAATAAGACTTCCTTCTTTAATGAATTCTTCATACTTTTCTCGCATTGAGAGCGGTAAGCGATTTAAGGTTCTTCTAGTAATATAGTTTCTAGTTTTAACACCAAAATCACCATATTTGAGTGGGAATAAGAAAGTGAATGCACAGAAGTCATCTCCTTGAGACAAGTCTGCACCTAAAGAACAAGCCATTCTCCAATAATCTTGTTTAGAATGAGGTAAAGTTTCTTGATAAGTAAAGAAGTAAGTGTAACCTTCCATTGGTATACCAAAGCATTTAGCTAAGATATCATTTCTTGCTGCGGGTGCAGCTTCAGCTCTTTTAACATATCGATGATATGCTTCATAGCTAATTGTTTTTCCAATGTTAGGTTGAGCTTTCACCCATAATTCAGGATGCGCAACTTCGTCAATCGAATCCAAGCAATACCACCAAATAGAAGTATGAGGGTCTTCGATTTCGCCCTTTAAAATTTTCTTTAATTCTATTTTGATGTCATCTCCAGAACCATTTCTAACCGTCCCTTCAGAACTAATAGCAACAATGAGCCAATCCTTTACTTTGTTAGCCCCTTGTTCTAATGGTGTCATTACGTCTTCACGGATGTCTCCAGATAACCATTCATCAATTGTTGCGCATTTTGTATTTAACCCTTGAAGTTTGTCAATTGTCATTGGTCTAATTTCAACTATTGAATCAGTTAGAAAATTTTGGATTCCTTTCTTCGTAGATGCTAGGAATTTCTTATCCATTTTAGAAGTGCTGTTATGTATATTACCAGCTGTTAAAAATTTGAAGAGAGGACCTCGTGCCCTCGTGATTGAAGTTCTAATTGGAGCAAGTACTTCTTCTGCTTGACGCATTGTCGGAGCAGTAGCAACTTGTTTAGTGGTTGTAGTATCAACGTTTAAGAAATAGTTATGGATGCATGCCCCATACATTGATTTGGCAGCACCTCTGGCTACTATTAAGTACTGTTTATTGGTAAGGCGTTTTTTTATTACTTTTTTTACATATCGTCCGCCGTTTCCATCAGGGTATGGTTCATATACTTCTTCCTCTACAAAGTAATACCAACCAAATATTTGTTCGCCCCATAGTTTGAATGTATCTAATAAATGTAAATCGGCTCCATCAGTTAGTGTTAATTCTCTCTCGCAGTAAGAGATCCATCCTTCAATTGCTTCATCATCGTAATAGAAATTAGGATCTGCTATCAGTTGGTCGATACGATTCATTTCCATAGAAATGTTGCGATTAACTGGAATCTGTCGATTAATTACTGCGTCTCTGAAACGTCCATAATAAATAGGTACCGCTGTATTTGACAGCATTTTGTAATCAGTCCTTTCTATTGATGATTTAATTTATTTTGAGTTTATAGATCAGAAGCAACATTGATTCTAAATTCCAATTCCTTTAATTGGTCTTTAATAGAATCGCCTACTGCTGAACTTGTGGATGGGTCAAATAAAGTTTTTACTTTTAAATACATATACTCACTAACTGCATTAACAAGCATTTGATTTTCTGAAAACTCGTTCCATTCATCGTATTCAGACTCAATGCTAAATCCATCCTCGGGACCGGCACCTATTTGGTAAAGTGAAATAAAAACGGAATTGATATGCCTAATAAGCTGTTCATCAAATTCCGTGTGGTCTTTAGGAATACCTAATTGTATTTTTACTGAGTTTAATATACTATCGTCCATTCTAATCACTCCTTTTCCATGGACAAGTATCAAATAATCTTCTAGGTTGGTAATCATCCATGAGTAACTCTTCATCACCATAATGTATGGCTTTATGAGTGTTATCGGATACGCATACTAAATTATTCATGTCAAACACTATTGGAGATCTGTTTACTATGTCTTTTTCCGTAATGGGGTTAATATGATGTACATTTATAGGTCCATTAATTTCTCGACCTTCTATACCCAAATCACAACCATTATCACGAATGATTACCTTATTTCTAACTCGCATCCATTCTTTGCTCTTATACAGCATTTGGTTTAAATATCTTTTTGACCCAAATGTTTGATTTCCGATTTTGTTCTTAACTTGCAAATATTTAAAACGCTCATTAAATGTATAAAGTTTAGATAATTCACTGTAACTCTTTGTCATATTTCGAACTTCCATTTCCACTGTATTGTTTAAATGCCTCTAGAGCTTCATTAAAAGCTTGTTCGGATGCTTTTTGACTTTCTAGAGCTTCTCTTTTAGCGACCAAAAGTGCATTTTCGTTTTTTATTTTTTCTAATTCTATCTCCTCTTTTTCCGAAGATATCGACATGGCCAACGAAATCATTTGAGAAGTTGCAGTACCATCTTCTAAACGGTTAAGTAAATTAGACATTGCTAATGAACGCATACGTCTTTTGTCAACGTCAGGTGAAATGGATGGATGTGAAGTTCTAGATGTTTTAGAGTCTTTTTTTTTCATTAGTTTTTACCTCCTTTTGATGATGTTTAACACGTGTTCTAATGTCTTTGAAGCTACTTATAGATAGGTATCGATGAAGTTGGCAGTTATTTTCGTTATGGTTTATGATCTATTTACAGGAGAGATTATTTAAGTATTGTTACGCAGTTTTATATGGTAATTGAAGGTGTATCCTATGGAGTAAAAAATGTCTATAAGTAGCTTCAAAGACACTAAATATAGAAAAAGCCCCCAGAATTTTACCTCCGGGGGAATTTTTAAGACCAGCGCGATATGGGAGGGGGTGTGATTTTTCGAGACCCCCCACTATCCAAATCGTTAATTCTTATGCACTGTTGGTTATCTTATTTTTAATATTTATATTTTTAATCAGTTTAAATTAGATTTAAAAACAAATATTTGTAAATTAATGCAACAAATACATTTAAACTTGTTTATCGTTTAATCTTTACGAACTTCTTTTCTAAATCGTATTTAATAATTTCATCAATTGCTCTTTCGACTTCAAGTTCGTATTCTTTATCGCTTAAAGTATCAGAAGTTTTAGCAATTCTTGCAAGCAAACCACATGAATCATAACCTTTAAGTAAGTCAAAAGCATACCAATTATCGAAGTCATCTATTGGATCAAAAGGATTATCTACTGTTGTTAATGCTACCATGTTTATCTCCTTTCTACTTGATATACTTGATTACAGTTGATGCTGAAACTCCAAGTTTGTTTGCTATTTCATCTGTAGTGAATCCAGAGTTTTTCATAGCTCTCATGCTTGCAATCTTAGCATCAGTAATTGCTAATTTATTACGTGGTGTTGCGCGTTCTCTAAGCTTGTCGCTATCTGTGTGGTTAAAGATTTGTGCTTGCTTTGTTGGTGTGATTGCTCCTGCTTGAATCGCTTCCCATTCACTGTCAGTAATTTCAACTAATGTACGCTTAGCACCAACAACTGTTCTAGCTCTAGATAGTGCTTGTTGGCTTAATTTCTTTTCTTCTGAAGCTGTAAGTTCAGGATTAGCCGCTTTCTTAGCCTTAACTTCACTGTTGGCTAATGCTTGTGCTGCCCTCTCCCTAGGTGCATTCATTAAAGATAGTTTAAGTTTATTGTCTAAAGACTTAACCTCATTTGCATACTTATACTTGGCTGCCTTGTTAGTAGTAGGATTAGCAGTATACACCATCTCTTTACGGGCCTTATTGGCTAGGGACTTAAGTCCATTGGCAAAGTCGGCGTATGTTTCCTCTATAGGGGTACCAGTGGATAATGTACGGGCATCGGATGTTTCAGCCATCCTAGTACTTTTCATTGTACGAACTTGTTTCTTGCCATGTTTATCAATGTACTTTTCACGAACTTCATTGTAAATGTAAGCACCTTCTGGTTTACTTGGATCATACCAGGACTTTCCTTTTTGATTAATTTTAGGTGTACCAACTCTTTTTAAAACTCTTTGTTCAGATTTAGCACGAGATAATAGTGTTGAAACGCCATGAGATTCAGCACCAGTTTCAGGATCAATATTTCGTTGGTACTTCTTCTTTAATGCTGAGATACCATTATCTTGTTCTGATTTCTTGTAATCAAGTTCATGTTTAACAGCATCAATTACAACCATTGAATGTCGTACTGCTCTTGCTAATTCCTTATCAGTTGCACCTTTAATTGTCATGTCAGTAATCAGGTTCGATGTCACACCCATTTCGATTTGCTTTTGTTTTTCGGACATGATTTTCATGCCTGAACGTTTAGGATATGCATCTTTAGGGTCGAAGTTTTTCAATCCGTCTAATGGTCTAGTAGAAGTAATCTTTACTTTACCCGATAATGGGATTGTCGTAACAGTATCACCATCAAAATCTGCACCTGAAAGAATACCAGCTGTTTTACTATTAATGCCAATTGCATCTAATGGAGTTGTTCCCATCATTTTCTTTCCTTCTGCATTCTTGTTGTTGACTGTAAGAATAGGTATCTCGAACGTACCTGCATGAGGATAACGAATTAATGCTATCTTTTCTCCGTTCTTGTAGAATGGTGCATAAACTTCGTTGTCTTTAATTGTGGTTAGTGGAAGTAAGACGTGAGTCTTTTGTCTAGGAAATGCTGCAGCTTTTAGATGAACGGAACCTGCATCACAATCATCAGCAAATGATTTTAATAAACTTTTCTTTAACACTGGATTAGTTAATGCACAAATGTTGTCAAATTCTAATTTCTTTTCTGCAAGCGTTAAATCTAATTGTGTTTTTGCTGTGCCAGGAGTTTGTTTTGATAAGACTTGACCTGAAATCTTTTTAGCCCATTCATTCCAATCTCCTTCTTCAGCTCTTTTATTGATTAAAGATAAATGTTCTTTGCCATCTTTACCAATGTAATAGCTTTGTCCACCTCGTTCTTTAATTAATGAGCCAAACGGATTGTGCGGATCGTCCTTAATATCTTTAAGGCATTCCATTTTACTTTTTGATTTGCTCTTATTGGTATTAAATCTAACGTCAATGCCATCTGGTAAATCATCAGAATATACAGCCATACCTTTAATATACTTTTTGTTATCAACTAAGATTCGGACTTGAGCGTACATCGCTCCACCTAAATCTAAATCTTTAACGCCAGGTCTAAGCTCAATAAGTCCGTCTCTATCAATACCACCTTCTTCCGCATATCTGATAGCTAAACGTCTTGAATCCATGCTACTTGGATATGCAAAAGCTGGCTTGAATGTTTCTCCATTGTCATAAGAAATATAATCTTCTAAAGAATGTACCTTATCGTAATTAAATATCTCTTTATACTCTGTTCCTGGTGGGCATAATACATTAATAGTTGTATATTTACCTTTATTAGTAACTTGGGGCATTTGTCCTGTATAAACTTTGTAACCTTCACTTTCTAATAAATATAAGCTCTCTTTTAATTTTTCTTTTGATACATTTAAAGAGAGTTCGACTCCAGCACCGACATCAATCATTCCTTTTTCATTAACTTTACTCTTTAAAAAGTCAGCTGTCTTTTGAGCTTTGTTACTTCTTGCTTCGGTTTGAGAATTTAAAAGGGATCTAACTGAACTTTCAGCGATCCCCATTTTATCTGCTATTTGATATGTGTTAAAACCTTTTTCTTTTAGAGCTTTAGCTGTATCAACTTTGATATTTCTAACTTCGTTTTTAGCAATTGAAGTCTGTGCTCTTAATGCTGTAGTAGAGATACCAAAATAATCAGCTATTTCTCTTTCAGTAACTCCCTCAGCTTTCAACTCATTTATCCTTTGAACAAAGTCATTGGCTGAATATGGCCCTCCATGTTGATATGGCGTATCTCCCGAACCCCATGGATAACGACCACTTCGTCTAGGCATTCCATAATGTTCTAGTTCATTTTGTAAAACTTCTGCTACTTCCTCAATTGGAATTTTAAATATATATTCTTCATCCATTTTAGATTTCACCTCGTTTCACTTGGTCGATTACTCCATCAAATTCGATAATAATATCCATAATTTCCTTAATTTCTTCAGGTTCAGGTTCATATTCAATAAACGAATTGAATTGATAGATGCGTAAAATGATCTTAATATCCGAAGGATTAACATCATACTCTAAACAATATAAAGCTGCATAAATCATCAATTGATCCATTTTTGCAGGTGTTTCTCCGGTTTTCAAATCATGAATTCGTAATGTCTTATTTCTAAAACATATAGCATCAGCAGTTCCGAAACAATTTAGAGAATATTTGAGAACTACTTCAGGTTCCATTCTAAAACCAATTGCATCATTAATATGCATACAGACAGTTTCTTTGGTTTTAGGTTGTTTTCTTTTTAACTTAATTGCTGTGGCCGCATACTCATGCAATCTAGTTCCACGTTCCACTGCTTGCTTAGCGTTATAAATATCAATTAATTTGTTCTTATCGTATTTAAGCCATCGATAGTTACTTGCGCTAAGAAATGCATGCTTACCTTCTAGCTCGTAATGCTTGTTGAAGCTCATTAATAATCTCCTCCTTGTTTTCCGGATAAATAAATCTAGCAAAAGACATATCATCCATTTTTTTTACATAATAATCTTGATTAGGTCTATGACCGGCAGTCCTATTTTTTTTGCATTCTAGTACTGCCCATCGATCGTTATAGAAAATAGTTAAATCAGGAATTCCTTGAATATAATTCGCATCATTTTTTAATATCATGCATCCAGGGAATAACTGTTTAAGTTCTTTTATAAGATCGGCCTGAAATTTGTTTTCTTTATTAGCCATTATTCTCTCCTTAATTTCACTAATAAAATAAAAAAGAGAGAACAAATTTAACGTATTGTCTCTCTCCCCTATAATAGTCCTTGTATTTTTCGCGCAAAAAGAAAAGAGCCTAAATATTAGACTCTTAACTTATAATCATTAAAATTCGTCTTCATCTTTAACATATCCATAAGTGCACCATATGCAACCAGGATATAAATTATTGCATGTATAGCATTCTTCTCCTGGAGGCTCAGCGCCTATGTAATCGAAATATTCTTGTCTGTCCATTTCATATCCGCAAGATAAGCATACAAATATATTGGCGCCATCTTTGAAATACATTTCATCGCCACAACTTGGACAACATACTGAATTTCCTTCTTCATCGTAAGCTTCGCTGAATTGGCTCATGTACTCATCACTAAAAACTGTTCCCTCTTCTTCTCCATCGTCTCCAAGTTTAACTAATCCCTTAAGAACTTTAATAATCTGCGACATTGAAAATCATCTCCTTTTGATAATTATATATCAATCAGCCATAAAACATAAGTCTAAACATAATAATCTCCTAACTTCAAAATATCTTTGCAAAAATCAAAAAATAAGCTTGTGGTCAAAAGCCCACTTTTATTTGTAAAACTTTTTATATTTTATTAAATTTTTCTATAAAAGTAAGAGAAAAAGTGGGCAAGTGGGCAAAAATCGAAAAAACGCTGATTATATCAAGATTTTTTACTGCCCGGTTTTGAAATAAAAGTGGGCACAAAGTGGGCAAATGGCCACAAAAATACCTATTTTTCTTTTTTATCTTCCATATAATTCTCTCCTAACTAAATGCCCAAAATATAATCAGTATTACAATGAATGCATTAATGAGTATCCACTTACAAAATAGATATTCGTTTTCACTGTTCTTTAAATATTCCCAAACCCATGAGTACAAATAAATACCTAAAATTACTGTGATAACTCTTATTGCTATCTTTATTTCATACATCTCTTATCCTCCATAACTCATCATTTTTCTTAAATAACTTGCATACCCACTATTATTAGGACAATATTTTTCTGCTATTTTTTCAGGTGTATCTAACCCAATAGCAAAGTAATTATTAGCTAAATTTTGAACCCATGCATCTATTCCTTCATCGATAGTATCATAATAAATAGGAATTTCATTTCTACTCATTCCACCCGGATTGTTCTTAACTGTACAAGCATATGATTTCCACCACCCAGTTTCATATCGACCAATAGCTAAAGTAATATCATAGTCAGCTCCATAGATATCGCAAGCAATTCTAATTTTTTCTTCCATTGATCCACCAGTAGCAATTTGCTCCAAAGGAGTCAACTCTACAGCATTATCTTCTGGTAATTCAGGAATCCAAATTTCAATAGGTTCATCTTCTGTAACTTCAGTTTCTTCTTGTGTTGGTTCCTGTTCTACTTGCTCGATCTCTCTCGAAGAATTCTCAACCAACTTATCGGTGGGACATTCCCTCTCAATCTTTGTGTCATACACTTTACTTATGCTAAAAGAATCCGAATCTTTAATGACATCATCTTCCAATTCAATTTTTTCTCCTTTTTCCAAAGCATAAACTTTTTTCAAATTCATGCTTAACATCCCCAACACAAAGCCAAACATTAAACAAATCACAATAATATAAATAATAATTTTCTTTACTAATTTCATAATTTTCACACCTTTCAAAAAAATATAAATAAAAAGAGACTGATTATTTTTCAGTCTCAATTTGTTCTTTTATCCAATTGTAAATATCAATTAATTTAAACTCACTTTCTTTCATTACATTCTCCATACCATAATTATTAGCAACAAGTAAATAACTAATATTATTAAAGCGATAGGATATGTCATTATATTAAATAAAATGAGATATACTGCTATCATTATATATATTGTTGCTAACACACAAATTAATAATTCTTTTTGATCCATACTAAACCTCACATTCAATTCTTAATACCTTGCTGCTTACATCACAGCAAACAACATCAGCATTTAAAATGGATTCTCTAATATTTTTCCAGCTATAAAATGAACAATCCATAACATACTTATCTTTCTTAGTATCACACACTTGTAACTCTATAGGTTTAGGGTATGTAGTATTATCAAACAATGCTATCAATTCTTTTACCTTAATCTTTGTCATTGTCTTCCATCTCTTTCAATACATAAATATATAATTCGATTTCATTATCGTCATTAATATCGATATGCGCATGACTAAATGTCTTATTTAAAATTGTATCCGATAACATGTTAATGATATTTTTAGTATCATATACAACAATACTTAATTCACCATTAGAATATTCTTTACTATCTACCAGCTCATTAATTGATATAGCAAAATAATTATTAATCGCAAGTGTTTCTAAAAATTCTCTAACTTTCATTTTCTTTTTCTCCTCCGTATAATTGGTATAAAACTTCTAAATACTCAAAAGGGACTTTTTTCTTAAGCCCCTTCGAAACATAATATAATTTTCCATACTCCTCTTTTAATTCTTTAAAATGATCAAATATAAACGTACACTCTGAAACTGTCAAATCGTTATCCTTACAAAACTGCGGAGTTAGATGTAAGGTTGGTTTGCAATTAACCATCCGACAATATCTAATAAACAAATCAAACATGCTTATCCTCTGGAATTTGGAAAATGTCATAATGAGGACATCTTTTAAAGCTACCTGCAAGTGCAATAATAAGTAAATATTCTTGTTCCAATCTGCATACATGATCTTGAAACTCATTAATAACTTGCAAAGCATCTTCTTTGTTTTTAAAGAAACCCAAAGGATAAGTACAAAATTCACTTGTTCCTATTAAAAAATAACCATATTTCGGTGCAACATTATCACACTCATCGCTAAATGTTAATCCGCTTACTTTGCAAATAGATTCTTTATCCTGACTTCTAACCCAAATATCCATAATTAATATCTCCCATCAATATAATCTTTAACTTTATGACATTTATTATTTAAAAATATGTTTTGACGAGCGGCTATTAGTATATCTCTTAAAACCAATAGTGTAGCTTCATCGTAGTCGTCCAAATTAACTGCTTCAAGTTCGTGGTTAATATCTTTAACCTCTGCTTTTATTTGATCTAAATATTTTTCTTTAACATTCATAACGTTAGCCCTCCTAAATAACTAATTCTAAAATAATAGCAAACAACAATGTGATTAGTGCGCAATACCAATATCCATACCACACACAAATAATCGTTACGATTACAATTATCAAATCTAGCATCATTCTTCTCCTGTTATTAAAAATGAGAATTCCAAAGTTTCAATCCACTTACAGAATTCTCTCCATTCATCTAATTTATGATTTTTTCTAGCATGATACATGTTGTATAGCACTTCATAATTTAACATGACATTGCGAGTTTGATTATAGCTACTTGGTAATAATTGAATAATTTGCCACCAAATATCTTTTTTCGATAATCCGCACTCAGTTATAGGATATCTACCGCTTCTTCTTTTTACTTGTCCTTGAGGAGTTCTCATGGATTCTTTTTCATATGCATCTTGCTCTAAATAATAAGATCGCCATTCATTTAATTCATTAATAGTGATTCGTAAATTACAAATTGCACTTTCACCTATTAAATGCTCATAACTAAAATCTTCTAAGTTAAATTTTTTATCAGTAATTTTATGCATTGTACTACAGCTATTAGCAACCGTTCCAACCTTATAAGTATCAAACTCCTTCCACAAATATAAAGGCGCAGTGATTCGAACCATGACAGGCATCATTCTCATAAATTTACGATGATCAGTTCCAGCCTTAGCTAGTTTTTTCATTAAGTTCTTGTCATTAGAGCCTAATTCTAAACCATAATATTTATAACATGATTCCCTTTCTATATCACCACGTTTGCAACAACCAGCTCTATCAATATGACCGCATTTTTTACAATCATATCCATCATAACTATCGCTCTTATCCCAACTATTCATTGGATTTCTCATTCCCTCAATTACAAACATCATTTGTTCAGGGCTTGGTTCTACCGTATGTTCTAATTTAATCATTTTCTTTGCTCTCCTTTAGCCTTTAAATTGTCAAAAAATGTAACCGCATCTTGTCCAGTGTACTTATAAGCTCTATCGTCAATATATAATTGAGCAACAATCTTTCTATTTGTAACACCTACACAAGAGCAATCATTATAAAATACTGTATCAAAATCTAATACTTTTGTTGGAATACCTCCGCTAAACCATTGTTTATCCCACCAATCTTTAATTTGTTGAGGGTCTCTAGTTGACATAATCACACAAGGAATATCATTCACTATTAATAGATTCATTATTTTAATTATTTCTTTATTATGTTCATCATAGATATCTCCATCTTGCCATCCTTTAGAATATTTATGAATAACGCCATCAAAATCAAATGCAACAGCATATCCTTTTTTCAAATCTACATTTCCATAATTCGTAATATACATTTTATTTACTCTCCTTTTTTCATATAAAAAATAAAAGAGTCTATTTTTTAGACTCTATCAGTTCGATGTATAACTTTGAATTTTTTATACCTTTAACGTACGCAATTATATCGCCAATATCATCAATATCATACTGAAAAATTATGAATTGTTTATTAATTGATCTAAGATGCGGTCTCATTTTTGAACGAACAAATCTTCCATATTCAGCATTAATGCCCCATTCATTATTACCGTCTACTACCGGTTTACCAAGTGAATCGTATTCTGAATTTATTTTAGATATATGTTCATGATATATATTAACCACCTTTGATCTATGTTTCATAAACCATTTCGCCATGCTTTTCTGTAAAATTTTTGGCACTCTTTCATAATTGTATACTATTTTATAAAATGTTTCGTTCATATTATACGTCTCCTTTCATTAAATAGATTGTATAATTCACGTACATTTAATTTTTATTGTTTGTTTTCTCCTTTTTCTATTTCTTCTAACTTTGCAGTAAATAATCTTTTTTCAGCTTTAGTTATAATAGCAATTCTACTAGATCCTAGTACATGTTTGTTGTAACAAGTGATTTTGTAATCTTTTTTATTAATATCAATAACTCTTATTTTGTGATCATTAACATGCTTGAAATAAGTTAAATGATTATCAACGCTTGGTTCAATTATTTTATATCCTGCTTCTAAAATATCAATATCAGCTTTACTAGGTCCATCTTTGAATCCGCCATGTTTTTTAATTAATTTAATAACTGTTTGAACTGGGACATATGGATAAACAGCATCGACATCTCCGGTTACACAATCAAAACCAGGATCTTTATCTTCGGCATAAATATCAATAAGTTCATCTTGATCACTAGGAAATCCTAATTCAACGCTGGAATATGGATATGCCCCTAACTCTCTAGGATTACAATGAGCCCATTTATTTGCTTCACAAGAAAAGCTATACCCATCTCTACAAACAACTATTTCTACAAAAGTATTGCTATTAACTGCTCTATTTTTTAGCCATTCATTTAATACATCCATAACATACACTCTCCTTTATTTTTCAACACTAATTTTAGTTACATATTTATATCCAACTTTATATTTAGTAGCTCCTCTAGGATAAAGAGCCTCCAAAGTTACTCTTATATTCATTAAATGCTTTCCATGAAAATAAATATGGAGATATCGACCATGATAGAACCCATCAGTAACTTCCTCGATTAATAAAGTTTTAGTAAGTAGCATACCCATATAATTGTCTGAATTAATTTCATAGTTAGTAAATTTAAAAATCTCTTCTAGAATTTTTTGATCTGTTTTATAACTTGTTAGCTCACATATTTCTCTTAATTGTTGATATAAAAAATCACAATTTTCAGTGTGTTTATTTGTAGTTATAATCAAATTCTTAGTAATTTTTGGCCATTCGTATATCATATCAGTACCTCCACTTAATCAAATATCATTTGCTTAATAAATCTAATAAGCATAATTCCAGCCCATACTCCAATTGCTTTGCTAAAAGAAAAAGGTATATCCCATCCAAGACACACAACATATAAAAGACCTTCAACAAAAACAATCGAAGCGATAACACTTACAAACTCTTTCATTATCTTTCTCCTCTTTAATAAAATAAAAAGAAATAGAATCGGAATCGAACCGATATTTCCCGCAGGCGTTTTTACCTAATAAACTATCCGTTTCTCATAATATAACATGGAAATTTTGCGTAATAAAAAGAAGAGTCTTTGTTAAACTCTTCTTATACTTAGAACCTTCACTTCTGGACACAATATTCTCTCAGCAAATATCCAATTGACATATTCATTTACTGTTTTAAAATATCGAATATCTTCGGGCACACCATCTCTAGTATATTTAATTTCAATCATACAGCTATACCCTCTTACTTAGAATCTCATTTCCGCAAGCAGCATAACCAGCAATATCGACATAGCTATCACCAGTTCCACCTCCATTTTTAATTCTTGAGATTTTCATTAAGATCATCATGTCTGCTACTTGTTGAGCTGAAATATCTTTATCTAAATAGTCAGTCCAGAGTTTAGCAATAGTAGCAAAGTTAGATTCTGGTGTACCATAATCTTGTTCTCTATCACCCATGACACATTTTTTAGCTTCATCTAATGTTTGCTCACGAACTGAAACTTCTTCACTGATATTGCGATTGTTAAAGACTGCTTTAATTTCGCTCTCATCACGAATTTGATCGCAATGTTTGATAAATGACTTAATTTACGTCATTAAAAAATTCCAATCATAATCACTAAAATCACTTGCCATACATACTAGCGTAGGTCTATTGTCTGCGTATGATGATAAATTAGCTTTAGTAAATCCTGTATAAAGTTCGTTTTCTTCATATCTACATATGATGTAATATTCATCATCCATATATATTAACAGATCCTTACCTCTAAACTGATTGTAAAATGCTTCAATTCTTTTTGTATATGATAATAAATCATTCATTGTCATTTACCTCCTAAAAAACTAATAAATCCTAAACGTTTAGCCCAGCGCTTCCATTTAGGATTATCTAGAGTATTAAATTCTTCGATTGGATGATCACCGTCTAAATGATATAACAAATCTAAACACATATTTAAATCACCGCATTCTTCTTCAAGTTCTTTAGTTCGAACTGTGTTTAAAATCTCAACATTACCATTAAGCTCTTTTTTAATATTTTCAATTGGTTCCGGAGTCATATTAACCGTATTACAAGTAGCTCTAATATCCTTTAAAGCATATTGAGCGATGAATGATGCTGACATAGAAATATTATTTCCGACATTAGCGACCTCACTAGCTTCCTCTGCAAGTTGTTTCAAAATATCTTCACGAGTTAATTTAGTTAAAACAAATTCAATATAATCAACATTAGGATTATGAGGTTTATTATCGATATAGCTAAGATGACCAAATATAGAATTCAGTATTTTTATTAAGATATGTTTACAACATTCTTCATCATATTTTGAAAATATCCAAGCAATATAAGAATGTGTTAATAAATACATAGATTCATGATTAAGACGATATTTTAGAATGTCAATTTTAATAATTTTTATACACTTAGGAAATTTACATAAATACGTTAAAGCGCCTTGAACTGTTTTAATGTCATTAACACCAAGCATAACATTTTTACATATTTCAATATCTTTTTCAGCATCGATAAAAATAATTACAATACCATCATTTATCGATTTTACTTCAGTACTTACCACATTTGCTACTAAGAATGTTACCAATTCAGTAAATTTATTTTCCTTCATTTTTAATCTCTCCTTTAATTTCATTTTCTAATTCTTCTTTTTCTAATAATAAACATGCTAAAATATTTCTCACGTCTACGGGTATATTGCATTTACTACGTCCATACACGGTACTAGGAACATTTAAACATATATCAATTTTTGCCGAATAATCCAATTCATGTTCCATGGCATAGTCACACAAATCTGTTAAATGTTTTATGCCAAAATTAATCTTATTTAATTTGTCAATCTTTTTTTCATCCATAATAATCTCCTAAAATTTTCTTGCTTTTATAATTCCTATATGACCTACACTTGACCGACAATTTCGCTCTCTATCTAAAGGTTGTTCTTTATACCTTTCATAAGGATGGGCAACAGCAGATTCGAGCATTGTTATACCGCGATATCCATACGTACTTCTTTTATCGGTTAGAATATAAATATGATTACGTGACGGATTTATCGTCAAGTCATCATACTTAGCCATTTGAATACGCCATAAAATTCTTTTTATATCTCTATCCATTCGATGTAATTTATTACAAGGAACTTTACATTTTTTCTTCATAATTTTCATCTTCTATTTTTCTCTCTTCCATAAGTTCATTGATCCATGCTACAAATAATAAAATCAAGCCTAATATCATATCTCCAATTAGAAATATATAAGATATACTAGCTTGAATTTTTAATAAATATAGTTGAGCGACAATCCAAAATATGGCAATTAAATAAAAAACTACAGTCATTTAATTCTCCTTCCTACTCCACCACATAAAATACAACTTTTTTCATTTTTTTGGTAAAAGCATCAACTGATGAGATAACAATCTAAATTTGCTTATCAGTGTTCAGACCATTCAACCTTTTTTCTGATTTTACCTAAAATATCTTCAACTGTTTCACGAGTATCATCACTTAACAAGATATTGGCTTTGTGTTCATCATACCAATTAAAAATTTCCGATAAATTGCCAGTTTTAAAGCTGAACGACCACCAATCACAAATCATCTCAATGATATAATTGTATGGCATATCTAAGCAGATAGTTCCTTCTTTAGGATCATCATTAATCAATACCCAATGTTGCCAATGATGTGGATTAACATGAATATGATGTAACCATGCTAAATTAAATTTTTGTGTATTTTCATATGACTTATTTCCATAGAAATAGTTATCATATGCATCATATTCTTCAGGGTCTGATTTACTAGCATCATGTTTTAAAACGATTTGCCATTCCCAATCAAAATCTACGCCTTCGTCATCTTTATGATTTAAAACCTCAGGTAAGTTATCTCGTAACCAAATTAAAGCCGCTCCTACATTTGCTTTATGTTCTTTTAAATAATTATCATATTCTAAACTCATTCTTCAATTCTCCTCTTCCTACCAATTTGTAAATTTTCTCTTATTAAATTCTTTTTTAGTATCTAAAGCTCTTCTAATGGCCAAATCAATACTACTGCTACTCTGTAAATGATAATAAAATAAATCATGATACAAAGTATTTAATCTGTCTATTCGTCCACTTGCTTGTGTCATAACTTTATAAGAATAATTTGGACTAAAAAATATAATTGTATTTGTTTTAATGCAGTTCCATCCTTCGCATCCTGCAGTGTATTGAACCAAATATACCCATCTATCACCGTCAGGTATTTCTTGATGCACACGTCCATTCCATTCAGCTATTGCATAATCCTCTCCGTAATCTAAGTTTTTTAATATTTCTAGTTCGTAATTAAAATTGTAAAATATTATCGCTCTCGGTGTTTTCTCCATGATTTCAAGTAATGCAACCTGCTTAGATTCATCAGAATTAACTATTTTTCTTAAAATATAGCACATCGAACTTGGATTACTTACCGGCTCACTCTTATATGGATCCCATCTATTTTTTAAAGCATTACGATACTGTTTAACATCATAACTATGTCTAACATAAATATGATGAGGTTCAGTATGTCTTATAACTGAAATATCAACTAATAAACTGTTTCTTAATTTGTTTAACTTATAAACACCCATGTATTTATCTATTTTTGGATATTTTGTAAATCTTGAATATATAACATGTTCATTTATAAATTCGGACTTATTTTTATAAAATCCATTAGCAATAAACACTGGAATATAATCAGACCATTGATCTCCTGGTGTTGCGCTCAATAATATCCAATTATTATTTTTTGCGATATGGATAAATGTTTTCGACCACTTGCCATATCCAACTACTCTTTGTTCGTCAAAAATAAAAAAGGACTTGGTAACGTCCTTATATTTTTCGATGTTATTCCATGAGTCAACAATGACTTTATTAGAATATAAATTAACTTTTTCATCTGTTGATAATAAATATGGTGTCATGTCTCCGAGCCATTCATGTGTATCGCGTTTTCGTGCGGTTGTGATAATATATAAATCTTGTGGTGGGTCATTCATCGGAATATAAGTATCTGATGTTAAATCCCCACCGTTTTCATTATAGTAATATCCTAAAGCCGTTCTAGATTTTCCAGTACCAACGCCGCCACATAAGATACAGCCATTATGCATTTTAGATACGGCTTCTAATTGAAAATCATACAATCCAACGCTCATGCTTATTTCTCCAATATTTTCTTAATTTCTAAAACAGTAAATATAATTGAGATAACTGGAACAGAAAAACATACAAGATTCATTATGGGCGGATTGCAAATTATAAAACTTATTATTTTACTAATCATTTCTTGTCCTCCTCATAGTTTAATGGTTTATGCGAATCTATGTTACAAGGAATCGATAAACATGTATGGCAAGGATCTTTCCAATCCTCGCGCTTTGCATGTTTACAATTCTTACAATATTTATCGAAATATACTTCTTTATATAATTCAGTACCTTCCATAATGATTACCTTTAAAATGTTTCCCCATCAAAGTCACTTGGATCTTTACGGTTTTCATTTTCATAATCTTCATAGAAAGGGTCAGTGATTCTTTGATAAATTTTTACACTTTGAGCCCAAGCAGTACGAGTTCCTCGTTCAAGATTATCATATGGTCTAAAATATAAATCTATCCCAGCAATACTCATATCTTGCAAACTATCTAATCTGCTATTTGATTCAACTTTATATAAAGGATTACTTCCTGATTTAATATAAACATTAGGACCTCTTCCATCATCTCTGAAGTCATTAATATTAATAGGCAAATACATAAATGGTTCTTCATCTTCATGGAATGGTGGTTTAATTCTTACATTCCATCCTCTTTTAATTAATTCATCTTTGATTTCTTCAGTTGGAATAACTAAACAGAATGAACGTTTTCCACCATTACCAAATTTGTCCCCTCTAAAGTTTTTTAAAGCGACTCTACCATCTTCTACGCTTACTAATTCTCTTCCATTGTTTTCTTTAAATTCAATTCTCATTTTTCTTTCCTCTTCTTTCTTTTTTCTAAAACAAAAATAGAGACCATGTTTGATCTCTATTTCTAATGAATTATTTAGTTGTTTCTTTAATTGTTTCTTCAATGATTTTATTGTATAAAGCTAGTTCATAGTTTTTAACTCCTTGTTTATGTCCGATAGTAAACCCTACAAAACTTATTGCAGCTCCTGCAAATATACCTGCTGCATAAGCTATTCCAAGTTTATTTTCTTCATAAAAGTCGCTAACTCCTTCCTTGCAATTTACAATTTTTTCTTTTAAAGATTCTTTAATTTTTAACATACTTAATTCCTCCATTTCATAATACACTTTGTAAATTTTGCGCATTATTAACAGGAAGAATATTTTTTGGAATATATGGTTCTTCAGATATAAACCAATCCAAATCGCCATATTTTCTAATTTCCTTCGAAGCTTTATCCACCAGAACATCGTAATATGATGTATCAATACAAGCTTCTTTATGGTTGACTTTAACCACTTCAGCTTCTAACCATCTATAGCCTTTTGTTCCAGTAACAGCATAATATTTATTTTCATTAAAACGATATAATACTCCACCACCGCAACCTTCTCGAACAGGACAGAATAATCCAACATTTCCAACGAAAATATAATTATGTGCTTTATCCAATTCATCAGATAATTGCTCTATTTCATTTTCTAAAACACTAATTTGTGGATTAGCAGGATTTTTGCGTTTTAATTTCGTAATTAATTTACGTTTATCTCTTATTGAATTTTCAGCATTAAATATAAATTCCGTTTTATTTTCATTCATATCTAAATAGATTGTACCTTTGCCAACCGATTTAGTTTCACAAATATCACTGAATTCGATAGGTTCATGACTAAATAATGTCTTGAATACATATGGCACTGCAAATTGAGTACCAGTCGCGGTCCATGGGCTTTCAGCATGATCCTCATTTTCCCCAGGAATATAATCAAATAAAGCTTTACATCCTGCTGGGTTTTTGTATTTAGCAATATATACGGCATCATTAACTAAACACATTCTGTCATATACAGCTTCAAACTCAAATACGTAACCGTATAGCTTACCATAATCCATCACGAATTTAATAATATTGTTATCCGCATCTGGTATTTTGATAGAGTCAGTTTTAATATGAGCGACTGTATATCCACGTTTTTGAACTTCGTGTTTTAGATTAATCATAAATAAAGCTCCTCTTTTGGCGACAATATTATCAACATTTCTTGGGTCTTTAAATTCGTTGTTATATGTTGCTTTAGTTAAACCATAAATCGAATTTATGACAATCTTTAATGCCTGAGCTAAATCACCATTACTTATCTGACCATCAAGAATCATATCAATATATGGATTTAAAGCACCATCTAGCATTCCTCTTGCGGTATCATAGTCCTTATGTTTAATAGCAACTCGTGCGTCTTTAATATCTTGGAAACGCTTTGTATATAACTCTCCGAATAATAACTCTGCAATTATACTCGAAGGATGCATCGAAGCAATATCTAATAGTGCCACATTACCATGCATTCCGGGTTCAGCATAAACATAACCACCTTCTCCTACCAATTCATCTCGATAATACGATTTGCCAAATGAAAATTCATATCCAGGAAATACTGGCTGATGATATTTATTAAATCTCGTATATTCATCAAAGCCGTCTACAATATAATCTTCGTTTGACACTTCTCCTAAATCTCGATAGTTAAATTGATTCTGAGGCGATTTATTTTTACCAAATATAATTCTTGTAGATAAAGTATTTGTCGTATCATTAACAGAGATATTGTCAATCCCATGCATCTTTTTAACAATATCTACTAAGATTTCTCTAGCACTGAAATCAGCTTCTCTAGCATAGAATACTGCTTCAGTTGCTCTAACATCATTGTCACAATATTCTGCAACAAGTTCCCATAAGTTTTCCGCAACAGGCTTATCCCATGGTAACCCTAATTCTTGGTGGTGAATCCCTAGTTCGATCTCCCATTTTTTCAAAGATTGTTTTTTACTACAGAAATCATAAATATCAGTATAGGATAAATTATATGCTTCTCCAAATCTTGCAGCTCTAGCTAGTTCTTTATCATCAGATACTAGTTTTTGTGACAGTTCGTATAACTTTCTATTGTTCCATCCTAATAGTCGAGCGTAGATAATATGGTTGTCGTATTTTCTGCAGTTGAAACCTACCAATCTAAAATTGAGTAGCTTTTCTACTTCAGCTGGTTTAGGATTAATCATCCTAATAACTTTTTTATCTTCTCCCGCAAGTTTCCAATTCAATACGAATAAATTACTAAATACTTCACAGTCAAAGAATACAAGCGGTGCTTCATCATTATTAATAGAAACTGATGGTTCATCTGATTTTAATTTCATCTTTGTTAACATATCTAGACAATATTCTCTTTGATGAGTGCTTCCTAAACAAAAAGAATATAATTCATCATACATGTCAGACACATCATAATGTAAGCCACTGGTGTAGGCATCCTCTAGAATTTTATAAATAAAATCAACACTAGGTTTTGTACCCGGATGATATTGTTTTTTAAAATTGTTTTTAATTAATTCTCTGATTTTTTCTTCACTTTTAACCGCCTTAATATCAATCATTGGTTTCTCCTTTTTGAAAGGCAACCCCGAACTGATGGTCGCTATCGCTAATGTGTTGCATAGAAGTAATTTCCTTCTCAGTGAGCTCTTACCATTGAATACTTTAACTTCTATATGATCACTATATTTCGTATCTAATTTAGACACGTCACCTTCGTAAATATAATGTAAGTGAAGTCCTTTACCACTTTTACTGGTTTCAACATATGTTGGCGGAAAATCTTGAGCAGCCTTTAGGTTTAATTCAAGTGATTTTTCTCCATTTTCATCTTGAATATCAAAATCTATTACAATATGATTTAATGGTACTCGTACATAATGTAACTTATTTGTATTGATATCGGTCAAAGTCGTCTTAACAAAATCCCAACCATTTTGTGGCGTTTCATCTGCTGAAGCATATTGTGCTGGACATTCGCTACATTCTTTATCAAAAATAGATGATTGCTCTTTTAAATTTATCCATGATTCTTTACTAGTATTCGAATCAACAGTTTTAAAAGTTTCACCATCTATTTTTTCTGCTCTAAAATTGTAATAATATGATCTAACACGTGTACCATCAGCTAAGGTATGTCTTTCTTTAAACTCTCTAAAATAATTTTTTAATTCTTCTTGAAATATACGTTTTGATTTTTTATATTGTACATTTGCTTCTTCACAATAGTTTTTATACATATCCCATGCTCTTTGCAAGCTAACGCCATTTTCTTCTTCAAAAGTAAATCTAGAATCTTCAACGAAATTATAAAAATCGTTTGTCGCGCTAAGCATAGACAATGGAATATAACCATCATAGTATCCAGGGTTTTCATTGAATACTTGTAAACAATGATAAGCAATAGCACCTAATTCAAAATCAATCTGTTGCATAAGTTTGTTGTATTCATTAAACGAAAATTTTTCGCCTGTTGGCGAAACATCAATCAAACGTCTGATTAAACCTGATTTAGCATCAGTTATTTTTACAGGACTATTTGTGCCTAGAATCAAAAAACTTCTAAAACTTGCCGAATATGTTGACTTATATTTTTCATTAACCCTCATGGTTTCATGCGATACCAAACTATTTAATCGAGTATTATCCTCAATTTTTGATAAGTTACCATCATCTTGAATTGCAACTAATGGATTCGATTTAAACGCCTCTAAAGCAAACGACGAACCGTTTTGTCCTAATGCCTTAGCATCAAATGAATCGCAATACCCTTCAAAGAGCTTTTCTATAATTCTAAGTATTGTCGATTTACCTGTTCCACCGGAACCATATAAAACCATAAATTTTTGAATAAATTTTGATTCTCCTGATACGATAGCACCAATAGCCCATTCTATTTTTCGCTTTTCTTCAGGAGAATATAATTTACTTATAAGTGTGTCGAAAGCTTTGTAAGATCCTTCTTTTAAAGGATATTTTAATTTCTTGCTTGCATAGCTTTCTTTTGTTATTGTCATGTTAGAAAATACAAGATTGTCATCTAATAACTTATATTGATCCCACATTTGCTTTTGACAATATTTATGCCATTTATCAATCATACCACTGTCGGTATCCCATAAATGTAAAACTCTAATTGAGTCTGATATATTTGCTTCGTTCTCTTTTGCAAATTTATCTAGCTCTTTATCAATCAGTCTAACTGCATCATTTTCTTTTGTTGACCATAACTGAGTTTCTTCATCATATATTGCATAGAAATCGCCACCTCGAATCATTAAATCTGATGAGTCTTTTGCAATAAACTTAGGATAAATCTCAGTAATACCTTTTTTTGGAGAGCGAGTTGAAATCAATAAAAAGTCTAGCATATTTCAAACACCCCCTAATCATAGCTAAGATATTCATTAAAGAAAATCATAGCTTGATACCAATATTCTTCTTTTCTCATATCAACATTTTGTTTACGTACTGTAAATAAACCTCCATCACCATTTGAAAGATATTGTCTATTTAACATTCTTTCAATGGCGACATTGCAATAATCTTCATCAAAATGTTCATCATCCATCATATCTAGATGAAGACTACATATCATTTTATAGAACCATAGTGACGTCCTGTCACCATGCGAAGCATCTCGCATAATTGTTTCATCGCATCTTAAAACTAATCCAATCATCATTTCGAGTACACTACATTTGAAACCTCTCAAAGCTTGCATATCCATAATCGACATACGATGTTCGTCTATGAAACGTTCTCTTAAATTGAGACCATCTCCTACTCGGTTTGCATCATATTCGTTTGTGTAATAAAAATCTTTGCTAAATAAAAACTCACAGAGTTCTCTATATCTGCGAGATTTATCATTTGTGGCTATTTTAAATAGCCATTCGAAATATTCATCAATCATTAACGTACCTGATCAAAACTTCGGTCATCTTGCACAACTTCATAGTAAGCTTTGTACTTATCGTTCTTGAAGTAGATAGTGTCTCCGTTACTTTCTTCAAAATATTTAGCGAAATCTTCTCCTATTTTTTCTTCGATATTTCCAACTTCAGCATCCATATCATCAATTAAGACCCCATCAACTAGATATACCAAAGTGATCACATCATATTCTTCTTCTAAACCGAATTCATCAGATGGAATAGGATGAATATATGTTTCTACATCATTTTTTTGAGTTTTTTTTTTATTATAAACAGTTGCGTAATTAGTTGATTGCCCTTTGTATCCTTCATTATTAACGATTTCATCTACTTTTGAAATATTCTTTTTCTTTTCACTGTTTTCATTATCTTTTTCTTTGTCTTTTAAAAGTACTTTTTTCATCGATTCAATTTCTTCATCAGCAATTTTTTCATATTTAATCTTTGCAAAATGCCATGCGATTGTCACGCCTAATCCTGCTCCAACTAAAAATGAACAAAAAGCACTTAAACCTCTATTCACTGTCTTCATCCTCCGTTCCTATACTTAAAGCAGTAAATGCTAAGCCGCCGAATAGTAACGACACGCTTAGTAAGATACCACCAGCAATATGTCTTTTTCTTTTTGAGTTTAATATGTTATCTAAAACTGATACAGTCATATCAATCCTATCCATGATGATTACCGCCTTTTAATACTGCAACTCCTCCCCAGAAACATAGTCCAGAGAGTGTTGCTAAAGTATAAAATACTGTCATATAAATCATTCCTTTCTTAGATTAAATCTAAAATATATCCATCAGGATTAAAATGCATAACGATGCCAGCAGGATGTTCAGAAGCTTCATCTCTTGTCACCATTTCATAATATTTTCTGAATTCATCCAATCCAAAATCGACATAGTTTTGTTTTGTTGGATCGTTAGGGTCATAGAACCATCCGATTAATTGACCTTGTTTAGTTTTTTCATGACCGATTAAATCGTATACTTCATTCAAGAATAAATAACCTCTTGTTTGTAATAATGTTGTTGCATAAGATTGTTGAGCTTCTAGATGGCACATATTATAGTAGTGGTCGTTTTCCCAACCTCTATCGCCTTCGTCAAAAATAATTTTATATTCATCGCTCGCATTTTCTTTTAGCAATGCATGATCAATAATATATGGTTTTTGAGCATCTTCATTTTCTTTGAAATTTTCATTTTTTCTAATAATACCTAACTCTAATCCCTTATCAACATCTTCACCAAATACTTCTTTAACACCTTTTCTATATTGTTTATATGAAGTATCTAATACCGTATATGCTGCAACTAATGATGCATTTCTTTTCTTTAATAAATTATGAGAATATATGATGCTAATTAATGACGCTGTTCCAATTAAAACCGCTGGTCCATATAATTTAGCTAATTCAACACCTAAATTCTTATAAGTGATTGCTAAATCTTTTACTGAATCAGCTTTTGAATATTGTTCATCAGAAATGTTTTCATCTTCTAAAGCTTTATGAATATTATCAATATTAGTTTTTGCTTCTTCTAATACTTCGTTTACTTTTAAAGTTGCTTTACAAGCTAACACTGTGCTTACAGTAATTCCGCAAATACCTCCAACAATTAATACAGTTGGAGCTTTTTTACTTGCTTTAATGGCTAATTTATTTAATTTATTTGTTAATATTGTTTTATTAATTTTCATTGTTGTTTTCCTCTCTTTCTAATCAATTGGTAACGGCCTTGGCAATTTAATCATATAACCGTCTCTAACTCTCACGACACGTGCGTTATCTAGATTTGTCCATCCATATCTTTCATCCGTGTATCGTGTTGGTTGATTTACAATTCCGTAATATTCGCTAACAGTTACAAGATTGTATCCAGCTATTATGTTTAACAATTCTGATAGCACATCTTCGGCTGCAGTTCTGCTCTTGAAGATAATGTCATCGCAAGAATACACATATCCTGAGAAATTATTTTTTCTATCTGATGTAATAACAGTGTTTTCATTTGCATTATAATAATCGTCATACGTTTTGTATCTATTAGAATATCTTTTTGAACTTGACCTAGTTTCGCCATAGAAAATCATATCGATCGCTGTTTTTCCACTTTCAGCTAATGCTTTTTTTATCGATGGAAAAATAACTTCCTTTAAAATATGATCTTTGACACTGATCAAATCTTCTTTGAAGAAAATATCAGCAAGTTTGCTTAACTCATTTTTCTTCTTAACTTCAACTTTACAATCAATAACTTTAATATTTTTCTTCTCCATTCTCTTTTACCCCTTTCAAAGAAAAAGACAAATACCTTGTATAAGATATCTGTCTTTTTAAATAAATTATTCATCTTCTAAATTTTCTGAATTATTTGGATCAACAATATTTCCGTTTTCATCTACTGTAACCAATCTTAATCTTTTTCTAAAAGTTGGTTTCTTGATTTCTTTATCACCGCATTTGTTTTTCAAATATTTGAAACCTCTATAAAGTCCAGCTCCAATTGCTACTCCAGCACTGATTGCTAAAGCAACTGTAGCCTTACTGATTTCTGTTTCTTCTTCATCTGATTCAACATCAACTGGTGCTGGTAAATCATTTGATTCAACTTCTTCGATGTCATATTCATCGACTGGTTCTTCAGTAGTTTCTACTTCCGTTTCTTGTTGTTCTAATTCATTTAATTCTTCCATATTAAAATCTCCTTTTCTATTTATTTCATAATACAATATGTATTTTTCGCGCTTACCAACCTAAATCGTAATCATATTGTGGTAACGAATTACGAGTAAATTCCACTGCCAAATATGGAACACCTTCTTTAGTCACATCACCATAAATATCAACACTTATTCTTCTGAATGAAGTATTCCATCCCATTAATTCTCCTAGCTTATTAGGTTTTGCTCCTGCACATTCATAGAAATAATTAAGACTTGCACTATTCTCATGATAGATTCTAGAATTGACTTCATTAACGGCAGCCATGATTTTGTTTTTATTTGAGTAAAAACCTCTACCAGCAAATACGTCATAGCATAATACTAAATCGTTTTTATTTAAATCAATATCACAATTTTGTTTTTCTGTTTTTTCTATTTTTGACACTTTTTTTTCTACAGTACGTTTTGCAATCTCTTTTTCTTTTTCTTCGCCAATTAACTCAACTACAGAATCTTTGTATTCGTTAATACCTACTTGAGCCACTTGATATGCAGTAGCTAAAGCTGCAGTTCTTTTAGCATGCATTGAGTTTGCTCCTAAAATACATGCAGTTGATAAAACACCTGATACCATTGGTGGAATAAAGCATTTGTATGTTGTTTTAATTAGTTCCTTAGGATCAAGTTTGTCAACATTTAATTCCTCTTTTTTTTTGTTGATTAGTTCATTAGCTTTAACCGTAGCTTTACCTGCTAACACCGCAGTTGCAACAAAACCACCAATGCCCACTGCGATTAACAGTTTTGGATTTGTTTTTGATACCGTTTTTTTTATTTTTGGTACATGTAATTTTTTCATAATAATCTCTCCTTCTTATTAAAATTAAAAGAGATAGAGATTTCCAAATTCGGGGATGAATTCTTATTCTCTTGACAAAGTTAATTGTCTTTCTCTCTCATAATACAGCTTGAAAAAATCGCGTAAAAATAAAAAGACCTATTAAATAGATCTCATTATTTTTCGTTAGCCTAATTTTTCTTTAACTTTTTGTTCAACAAGTTTTTCAAGTTCCATGTTGCCGGCCTTATCCTTTAGCAATTGTCCTAATCCTGCTAAAGCAAGTCCAGCAATACTTAAAATTTGATATCCATGTTTTTCAATTAGTTCTTTCATAACTATTCCTCCTCATGTTAGTCATTGTTTATATTGCGCTAAAACATCAAATTAGGTTCAAATGACATCTCAATAGCGTAAAAACATGAACCATCGTCCATAGTTACTTTACGATTATCGAAATCGATCCAAGTAAAACCATCATCCATAGACCAATTTAGCATATCACCATCATCTGTAGGAGCTATTCCTAAAAAAGAGTTGAATTCGTTAACAGAAGCTTCGCCTCTTAAAGAAAAGTTCCTATTTAAATGATATTCTGCTTGTAATACTTGTTCCATTGTGCATTGAAAAAATCTATCTCCAAAATGGTCATAGAACGTTTTTATTTCGCCATCGTCATCTGGTAATAAGACGTCATTGCCTACTAAATTTTGAGCGTATACAAGTTGTTTGTCGGCATGCTCAATATAAATTTGATCCAATAGCTTTTTATGAGCATCTTCCCCATATGTTTGTTTAACTTTGCTCTTATATTCATTAAACGTTCCATTAATGAATTGATATGCACTAATTAAACTAGCTTGTTTTTTCCTGTCGAAATATTTCATCCCATGCACACAAGCTAATGTGGCTGAGCATAGCACAAAAGGTGTAATATAAACAGAAAAAGTATTTAAAACTACTTCTTTACGAGTAGGTTTTCTTTTTTTCTCAACTTCGATTTCATTATAAATTTCAACAGCCTTAATTGTAGCCTTTGTAGTCGAAACAACTGTAAGCACCATTCCTACTGATGCTCCAATAGTTAGTAACGTTGACGAGTTGTTTTTTAAGAATATTTTTGAATTGTCAAGCATATTCTCTAATAGTTGTTTATTTTTCATAGTCTTATCTCCTTTAAAAAAATAAAAGAGTCTACTGACTCTATAAAAGATCTACTAATGACACAGCGAGACCAGCTATCACACATACTGCTACTCCTATTAAAATTCCTTCATAGAATTCATCGCTATGCTTGATAGGTTTCTCATTATTAGTAAATCTCCTATCCCAGTCAAATGACTCTTTGAAAATTAATTCTCTCATATTTATCACCTCATAATAGGGACGATTTATTTTGCGCTTTTAAATATACTTACGATCAAATACTGTTTCCCAAGGTTCTTTTTTTAATGGTTTCATTTTTAATGCCCACATTATTTGTCGTACTGTAACTGTAGGATAGAATCCATTTTCATTTTGTAATGCACCTACTTTATCGAAATAATTTTTAAAATTAGTATTTAAATATATTTCGTCTTGAAGTTCAGTATCTATATCGCTCCACCAAGTCGTCTTTGTGTCAGGGTCAAATCTTTGTTGAATAACAGCGATGCCTCTGTCTCCAATTTTGAACAAAGTGCATAAACTGTACAATGGATGATTACAAGCATATTTTATACCATACATTGTGGTCTTCCTTGATGTGGTAAAATAGTATCTCATTTAATTTCCTAAAAAATAATAGATCGTGTATTACGATCTATTTTTAAATTTGAATAATTTTGGAAAATCTTTGATCATCGATTCAAGAATATTTGAGCGAATAACACCATCTTTTTCTATAATGAAACCATTGTTACAAACTGTCGCATAGATACATACAGGAATTGCAATCTCCGCAATTTTAATAACATGACCAATACAGCTATGAATATTTTTTTCAATCCTATCTTTTTTATCATTTTCACGCTTTCTATCCAAGTCTATAAGTTTTGAATAATTGCTTAACGCTGCACTATATCTATCGCTACCAGCATCCCATATTTGCATTTCATTTAATAATTTAGCTTTAATCGCTTCTTCTTGTTCGATTTGTTCATTTTTTTTCATAATTAATTCCTCCTCATATTAGTCGTTGTTTATATTGCGTGTTTGAACTTCTAGTAAAACATATTTTGAATTCATGATATCTTTGGCGTTCTTTGAAAACTCAATTCCTCCAATTGCTTCCTGATCATGTTCATTAAACACCACATACAAGTTACCATCTTTTTTAGGTGCATAATGTAGAAACATGAACAAGCATCCTAAAGTAAAGCCAATACAAATTGTTACAAAATATACCATATTTATCTTCTCCTTTCCATGGTAAAATAAAAAAAGAATATAGATGGAATCGAACCATCGGTCGTCTAGATACCCTTCCCACCAGGAAATATATTCTAAGGATATAAGTCAAGCGTAAACTTATGTTTAAGGCAATCTCAACTATCCTAATCAATTGCTCTCCTTCTCATAATACAACATGAAAATTTCGCGCAAAAAAGAAAAGAGTCTATTTTTTTGACTCTTGTACTTTATAGCAAACTGCTTTTAATCCTTCGTATACTATTTGTGTAACTACCACGCTATATACTGCTGAAAATGTTTTGATTGCTAATTCTTGTACTACTTTATTCATATTAATAATCTCCTTTTCTATTTTATTTCTCATAATACAACATGAAAATTTCGCGCAAAAATAAAAGAGCTTGTAATAAGCCCATTTATTCTAAAAATCAACTTCATCGATAATATACATGTTGTAATCATTCTCTACAAGAATTCTAATTTTATCCTTTTGATCGAAATTAATTCTTCTATATATAGCTTCTCTTAATTCAATAGCCTCATTCATTGTTACTTTGAATGAATATTTTCTTGCTTTAAAAGTTCCATAATTTCCACGTCTTACACGTTTCGTACTATTTATCTTCTCAAAGCATTTAAATAGTTTATTCATGTGTTCATCGGAATAAGATCCTATCGTATTAATATAAATTATATATGATTTTTCACCTCGATTCTTTCTAAAATTCTTTACTTGTTCAATATTTTTATCCATATCAATTATCCTCGCTTTCTTTTCATTAAACTAATTGTAAATATCGCGTTCTCGTGTTATCATATTTCTACTATCCAACAATACAGAAAGGAGTACCAAACATGACAAAACAAGAAATACAAGAATTTATCGAAAGAATGCAAGAAGCTGGAGATGATTGGACTGAAGAACAAGTTATGCGTACATATGGAGATATGACTCTTGAAAATGCATTAGCGACTAGATATCATGAATTAGAATTGATGGCAGACATACTAGTAAAAGCCACATTAGCTGCGAATAAGTAAAAAAAGAAAAGGGATTGATATCTTAACGATACTATTTCCCATTTTTCTTTTTAATTGCTAATTTATCGATTTCCATTTTTACATCTCGAACGGCTTTGTATTTGTAATCATATATGTCTGCACGTTTTTCATCACCTTTTTCACTGGCTTCTTTTTTTAAATTATCGTACATGTTCATATGTAAATTAATAATAACCATCACACCATTCATTAATCCTTCATAATCCATAATTTTTACCTCCATTAAATAGATTGTAGAGTATGCGTAAAAAAAGAAAGAGCCTGTTAGCTCTTCTTAAACTATAATAACGATTTGATCGCAAGTGGTAGGATAGTATCCACAAGAATATCTGTAATAGCCTCTAACAAGTTTTTTGCTTTTGTTTTATCTTCAATACATTCACATATAAACACATCAATAGTTACTACTAAAGATATTCCCGCACAATATAAATCTTTTTCAGCTTCCGATCTCATACCGCTCGCAAGTTTAATAGCTTCTTCTGCTAAATCTCTTCCTTCTTTAATTTTCATTAACATTTCTTCATGTGTAAATTCCATATTTACATCCTCCTTTATTTTTATGATAATGTCTTTCATTAAAGTGAATGCAATTTTCGCGTCCTTCAGCCCAATACCATATTATCAAGAAATATGTGATAGAAAACTATCAATATCAAAATATTTCAATTCATCGTTTAACGTTTGATATGCATTTCTTGTATGATATTCTTCTTCAACCCATTTAACGCCTTTTTTCTTTACTAATAAATCTATAGCTAAATCCTTTGATATAGGTGTTAAAGCATCTAATATCATGTTTATGTCCTCTATTACCGATTCAACATTATTAATTTTGTTAATAATATCATCACGTTCAGAAATCAATTTATTCCACAAAGCATAATTATTCTTATACTCATATTTAGATTTATATCTTTTATTTAAACTTGGCGACGGTATCTTCTTTAGATCCTGATCAATTTTAAATAATTCTTCACTTAAAATATTCTGTTCTTTATGTAAAAAGCGTAGTTCTTTCATACGATATTTTAAATATTCAATCTTATCGCGCTCATATTTAGAATATCTACTCATTAGAATCACCTTTTAAAAGTTTTAACCAATTTAAAAACGGTATTCTAAATATGATATAAGTCTTTCTTGTTTTATTTTGAATTATATACGCTTGTGGAATAGCTTGATTTTTTACTTGTTGTCTAATAAATAATTCGGACATACCAGATAGTTTAGATGCTTCTCTAACTGATATGGTAAGCATTTATATCCTCCTAATATAAAATTCATTAGCTAATGTAATTTCATTATATATGTAAAAATATGATAAAAAACTATCAATTATGTGATGGTATACTTATAATAAAGTTTGGAGGTGGATTTATGAAGAACCCTAACGGGTTTGGTACAGTAACAAAATTAAGTGGTAAAAGAAGAAAACCTTGGGTTGCTAAAGTTACGGTTGGTTTTAATAGTGAAACTGGAAAACAGATTCAGAAAAGTATTGGAACATTTGAGACTCGTGCCGATGCTATGAAACAATTATCTTTATACCATGTTTCAAAAGAAGATAAAAATTTAGCTTTAGAAATGGATCCTAAGAATGCTAGAAACATTCAAAAGAAAGCTAGAATATCTCATACGTTTGAAGAATGTGTTCGAGGAGGTATCGAAAGAGAAAAAGATGGAAAGTCTAATTCTTGGCTAAAAGCACGCCGATTATCCATGAATATTCTCAAAAATATTACAGATAAAAATATAGAAGAAATAACTATAAAAGATGTTCAAGAAATATTTGACACTAATACACAATACTCTATGTCGTCATTAACAAATTGTATAACAACTTGTAACTTAGCGTTTACAGAAGCAATGCTTAATAGATGGATTCATCCATCCGATAATTTCATGAAATATGTGAAAGTGAAAAGTAAAGCGAAACGTCATGTAATTCATACAGCATTTTCTAAAGATGAAATAAAAATCATTTTAAATGATAATAGTATCGAAGCAAAGATCGTTCTTGTTTACATTTTTACAGGTTGTAGAGCTAGTGAATTACTAAAAATTTCTGAAATACATGAAGATTACATTATTTGTGGGTTAAAAACAGATAGCGGAAAAAATAGAAAAATACCAATACATCCATATATAAAACCTTTCATATACGATATATTGGATCATATTAGTAACCATAATTACGATTGGATCAAAAGACAATATATGAAAGTTATGAAGAAATATAATTTGAATTATACGCTGCATGATGCAAGAAATACGTTTGCAACACTAGGTAAAGAATGTAATATGAAACCCACGGCAGTTAAGAAAATAATGGGACATAAATTGAAAGATTTGACCGACGATGTTTATACTCATGAATCGATTGAATACTTAAAAAATGAAATAGAAAAAATAGTCATTAATTAAAATGACTATCTCTCTTGTTACTTATTTGTTACTTACCAACTTATTTTAACTATTTTTTAAACTCATAAATCCTTATAAATCAACAAAAATAATTCTATATTGATATAAATCTTCTACCAGCTTTTTGCCAACTTGATCATTATATAAAATATTTATTGCACGACGATCAATCAT